TAAAAATGCACGTTGATACATATAATTTCCTAAAATGGCTCGCAGACGATGAGGAGCATTGTTTTCTTACGGAAGATTGGGACAAACATTATATGGAAATCCTTGAAGCGCTGTATATTATTTACGCCGGAGCGGAGTGGTATTGATGAATGTAAAAGGGAATCACCCGTTAGCAGAAATAATAGCGAAAAAGTTATTCGGAATCACCGGCGTGCCAAAGGAAGAGGCTGAAAAAATGGTAAACCGGGCGTGCAAGGAAGCAGTAATGTTTCACGTGGAACATATGGAGGAAGCCGATAAGCGGTGGAGGGCAGAACACTCAATGCATATAGAGGCAGAGAAAGAATTGTGCCGAATGAAGGAGGAGTGATAAAAAATGGATATTACAACAATTAACGTAGATAAAATAAAACCGAACAACTGGAACCCAAATGTAATCCCGGCAGAAGTATTATCAAAACTCCGTACGGAGATAGAACGAAAAGGTATGTGTGAGCCAATCCACGTCCGTGAGGTAGGAATAGAGGGCGCCGGAGAATACGAAATCATTGACGGCTTTCATAGATGGAGTATAGCGAAGGAAGTCGGCATAACAGATATCCCAACTATCGTCCAACCCTACGACGAACAAGAAGCCAAAATTAAAACTATCCAATTAAACTATATGCGAGGGACGGCAATCCCAATCCGTATGGCAAACTTAATACACGAACTAAGTAAAGAAATGACAATCGAAGAATTAGCGTCTCGCCTCCCCTATGAAGAGGTAGAACTAATGGACAACCTCGAATTACTAAAATTGCCGGAAGACTTTGGAGGTGAATTAGAAACAAAAGCAATGGAGGAAGAGGAGGAAATGCCCGTAATATTTACTTTCGTGATGAGACCAAGCCAAGCCGGAGCCTTAGAAGAAGCCATAGAGAAAGCCAAATCAACCGTCCCGGAAGGTGAGAAGAATATCAGGTCAACGGCGCTTGCAGTGGTGTGTTCACAATACGTTGGGGCAGAACGGGTTATGGAAGAACAACCGCCGGAAGAAGAAAAAGAACCGGCTCCTCAATCTTCGCATAACGAGGTAAGTTAATGACAACGCACGAAATTCCAATAACGGATTTGACAAAAGCGCAGTATCTAAAGATATGGACTCATTACTCCGTAGGCCATTTTACCCTTAAACAACTCACCGAACTCTTCGGCGTTTGCGATAAGACCGTTCAAAAGGCAATCAAATGGGCGGGCAACAACCGTCTACAATTTCCAACTGAAGTCCTCTGCGAATCAGCAAAGGAAGCCCTCGAGGTTCGGCTCCGCACACTCGCCTCTGACCTCACCGCTATCAAAGGAAGCACAACGGTCAACTGGAACGCTTACATCGGTCTCCTCCGTGTGATAAACGAGAACGAAAAACTGCTTTGGCAACTCCAAAGCGTCCTCGCCGGTAGCCAAGTCACTATCAATAACATCAACGCTAACATAAGTTTAAGTGACCAAAGCGAAAAGACAAACGAGACGCTGAAGCGTTTACCCGCCGGGCATAAGGTTGCGCTCTCAACACTCCTCGGGGCGATGGACGAGAGCCGGTCGATATCCCTTGAGGACGTTGACACGCACGGCGTTGTAAGGATTGCGATTGGGCCGGACGAAGTTGAGGACGCAGTTTTTACTGCCGAGGCGTTAGGGGTTGAGGTCGGCGAAGGGATTGCCGTTGAGGACAGGGCGAGGGGAGAAGCGTAAGTTTAATAATTTGAATGGGTTAAGTCGATTGCGCCGGTAAGGTCAATCGGCTGTTCTTGTTCGTCGGGGTGAGCATATGCTCATAATGGCAAGCGGTCTCCGGGGGGTGGAGAGGTAAGACAAAAGTGTTTAATAGCAAGGGGTTACGAAATGGTCATAATTGGAATTGACCCGGGTAAAACCGGGGCGTTAGTTAAGGTCGAAAGCGATGGGGCGTTATTGATATGGGATATGCCGACGTTCCAAGAGGCGAGACCGGGCAAGACGGCGATGGGAAAGCCAAAGGCTCCTAAGACAAAGGTAGACATCCCGGCGTTGGCACGGGTTATAAGAACAGCGGGGGCGCAAGGGAACACGGTTTGTTATTTAGAGAGGCAGTGGACGTGGCCGGGGGAAGGTGCCGTGCAGTCTTTTTCACACGGGGAGCAATACGGATTATTGATTGGTATGCTTACGGCGTTCGGGGTGCCTTATGTTACGCCGACAGCACAGGCGTGGCAGAAAGAGTTTGGGGTTAAGAAGGACGGCAAGCGGTCGACAAAAGGTGCCTCGTATGATAAGGCATCGGCATTATTCCCAAAGGAAGTATTTAAGACCGAGAGGGGCAGAATATTAGACGGGCGTTGCGATGCGGTTTTGATTGCCGAGTATGGACGGCGGAAACACGGCGCAATCCGGGACGCCGTATGTTAAGGCGGATAATATCCCCGGGAAAGACCGTGACTCTCCCGGGCGCCGGCGCAAAATATCCGGGAGCCGGCATCCTCACTCTACGAAGTCCGCACCCTCACTCTCCCGTCCCGGGGGGGAGTAAGCCGGGGCGTCTCCGGGAGCAAGGCGGAGTTTCTGCGGGCAGTCTCCTTTTTTCTGCGGGCGCTCTTCTTTTTATGCGGGGAGCAAGCCGGCAATTAAGCCATATTAGGGCAGTTCTTTGATAAAATGGGCGTTTTGTCGACGAGGATTGCGGGAGGCTCCCTTTTGTGCGGGAGACACTCCCTTTTTGGCGGGAGACTCTTCTTTTTAGCGGGAGGTTTCTGCGGGAGGGGGGCAGAGTTACTCCCGGAGCAATCCCCAAATCGCCGGGCGCTTCTCCGGGAAAAGGGATGGTCACTCTCCCGGAGGGGGCAGAGTTTCTCCGTGCGGGCCGTGGAGTTACTGCGTTTTGCCGTGGAAGTGTTGGGGAGGCGAGCCGGGGGCCGTTGCCTTTAGGCCGTTGGGGGGAGGGCGCAAGGGCTGGTCAACGCCGGCATTGACCCAAATGAACCGGGCAGACACGATTCACGGGGGTTCTTTTGATTCACGAGCGTTCCGAATCAAAAATTAGGGCAATGAACCGATTCATCCCGATTCTTTTGATTCTGAATGGTTCTGAATCAAAAAAAGGGGGGCTGAATCGATTCTTTTGATTCAGGAGCGTTCTGAATGGTTCTGACTCGATTTAGGGGGCGCTTTGCCGGGGTTATCGGCCCATAACCGGCCATAACCGGGCATTACCCGGCGCAATGACCCGGGTGAATGCTGTCGAATCGATTCCCGGGCGGTATTTTGATTCAGAACCATTCAGAATCAAAAAAGGGGGCAATGAATCGATTCATTCCGATTCTTTTGATTCAACAGCGTTCTGAATCAAAAATTAGGGCTGTGAATCGTTCCGATGGGGGTTTTTGTGTTCTTTGCCGGGTTGAATCAAAAAAGGGGCGGTGAATCATTCCACGGGGGTTCATCCGTGCCAAAGGCGTGCCGGGGCGCAAAGGGGCAATCCAACGGGCAAATCCACCCATTGGGCGGTTAAGGGCAGAGGGCCGGGGGCTTGGGGCAACCGGGCAAGACATCCTTAGGGATGTTTGAAATTTATGAGGGATGGTCGGACATCATTAAAAATGTGGGGAAATTGTGAGAGATGTTGAGGGATGGTTAAAATTTGTGAGAAATTGTGAGAGATTGTGAGACATCATTAAAATTTATGGGAAATTATGAGGGATGGTGAGACATCATTAAAATTTATGAGAGATTGTGAGACATCATTAAAGATGTGCGAAAATTGTGATGGATGTTGCCCGGGTTGGCGCTTAACAGGGCAATAAGTGAGCGATTACGTTGCAGTTATGCGGTAAAAAGGGGCAACAGCGACGAGGATTTAAGATGTAGTCGGAGGATGTATTAGGATGTCGGAACATCCCTCGAAATTTATGAGCATCGTGAGGGATGGTGAGAAATTGTGAGGGATTATGATAGATGGTGAGAAATCGTTGGAGATGGTTGGAAATTATGAGAGATTGTGAGGGATTGTGATAGATGTGCCGGAAATATGAGAGATGGTGAGAGATTGTAAACGATGTAACAAAATTATGACAAATGTGCGTGCGGTTACCGGCGCAAGCGGGTACCGGGCGCAAAGCAAAAGGAGGTAGGGCGATGAGCGACGTTGTACGGGACAAAATATACGGTCTGTTAGAGGAACACGCCGGGGTAAGGGCAAGGGATATCTTAGGCATAAATACTTTAGAGGGCGACCTCGGGATGGATGACCTCGATAAGGTTGAGTTTATTCTGGCGGTTGAAGATGAGTGGGGCTTTGAGGTCTTAGACGAGGACGAGGGCCGGATGGGGACGGTCGATGAGACGGTCGATTATATTAAAGGGCGGATTAAAGAGAAATCTGACCGCAAGGAGAAGGGGTTATCATAAACAGGGGCAATAAGAGAGGGGCGGTGAGCAATGGGTAAAGACAAGAACACGAAATTTAGATTAAATATGGAGATATCGCTTGAAGGGATATCAGATGTCCCGGAGGGTAAGGGGCCGGCTGATATCTTTGTCGGATTTCTTATCGGGATGTTTAACCGTTGGGCGGACAGCAAAGGCGGTGTGACGTACCAAGATGGTAAAACGTTTATGGGCATAAAGGACGCCTTAATGGATGCGCTAAAGACAAAAGAGACGAGCGTTATCCTTGACCGCAGTCAATTAAAAACGGTTAACAGGGTTCTCAACGAGGTGTCGACGATACCGTTCGGCGGGCTTGAGATGTTAATGCGCTGTGGGAAGAATATTGAGGAGGCATTGCAAAGCGGTGAGATTGAATAAAGAAAATTAAGTAATCTTTATTTGACGGAGAGTATATGTTAAGTTATATTAGTTAACGAACGGGATATCTGCATCGGCGCCGAAGGGCGTTAAGATGGAGGTGTCCCGTCTTTTTTTGTTACTGGCATAACAAAATGAGTTCTCCCCCAAAGAGAGAGGGGTGTCCGCAGTCTTTCCTTTGTAAAACAGAATGGGGCGTGAGAGAGTGAGCAATAACGATTTGTATTGTCGCAAATGCCGGTCGCATCATCACCCGGTCGAGTGTCCGAAAGCAATTGACGAGAATGTTTTACAAAGAAAGACTCCGAACACCCCTGCACGACAATCCCCGCAAAAGGTCGAGGCGATGTTGCATTTGTCCGGGCGTGGTTACCCCGGTCAAGGCGATAGAATTAAATGTCACTCCGACCGAGAGGCAGAACGCACGGTAGCGAGTACTGGAAGATTGCAGACGGCGGACGGCCTTAAGCAAGTCGTCCCTGTCTCTTATGGCGGTGATGGATGAGAGAGGGTGACGGCAAAATGATATCGAAGCGGGCCGAGATTGGGTGGGGGATAGTTAAATCAAATGGTAAAGGGCGCCGGTGTACCGAGTGCCGGCATAAAATGTCGATGTATACAAACGGCGACCGATGTAATAATTGCCAAGAGAGATTACGGAGCAAATTAAATTTTATGGGGAAGATATGAGCCAAAGCCGGGCGATGAGTTTAGTTGAATCGCTGACAAACATTGCGGTTGGATATAGTGTCGCCGTATTAAGTCAGTTAATTGTGTTTCCATTGTTTGGAATCGATATTCCTCTGCGGAGCAATTTGTTAATTGGGGTATGGTTTACGGCGATATCGTTAATGCGGAGTTATATTATCCGGCGATGGTTTAACGGGCTGAAAATAGGGAGGTAAAATATTATGGGCGTGTCAGAAATCATATTTGTCGTGTTATTAGCGGGTGGGATGATTGGTAGCGGAGTTTATGTCGGGTTAAAAACAAAGAAATGGTATTTCCTCGGCGTGTTTGTTACATTCTTTTTATGTTTTGGGTTATGGGAATGGATAAGTGTTGCGCAGACGGGCGAAAGCATAAGCCAAACGATATGGGGGCTTGGCGAGAGTAACCCGGTCGGGTTTTGGATTATGATTAGTGCGCTTGCGGTAGCGTGGGCGTCATTGCTGTACCATTTTATTGAGAAGAAGATTGGAAAAGAAAAATGATGGGCATCCATTTCCATAATCCGAGTTTAATAGTTTGGGATATCGATATGTTCGTTTGGGTTTTATGGAAAGGGACGACGTTGGGTTTATTTGGACAGGATTTTATATGATAGAAGAAAATACTGATATAGATAAAGTTGATTTGATGTTCTGCGTCGGTTCGTTAGGCGAATCGTTGCCGGCAAGACGGCGTGGCAAGGCAATCTTAGACGGCTTGACCAATTGGGAAGAAGACCCGGTCGATATTACGACGTTTGTTGAGAGCGATGAATACTTAAATCTAAAAGGTGTCGTATGGCCGGCGGTGATGGATGACTTGCGGGATATTTTTGACGTTGACCACGACGTTGTGTTGGCAACGAATAAATTTAGTCAGTATCAGGAGTGCGTTTTGGATGAGGCCATCGGAGCCGGCAAGAGTTTCATCTCATCAATCGGAATCGTTTATATTACATACAGATTAATCTGTTTGAAAAACCCACAGAGGTTTTATAAGAAGGCTCCCGGCACATTAATGGCGATTATGAATATGGCTCCGACGGCCACGCAAGCCAAGAACGTCGTGTTCGGTGAAATCAAAGCACGGGTTGATGGCTCGCCGTGGTTTAAGGAGTTTGGCGGGCTTGATAATAAAATAAAAAGTGTTCTGCGGTTCAATAAAGGGATTACAATACTGCCCGGCAATAGCGCAGAGACTTTTCCTTTAGGATATTCTCTCATCGCTTGGATAATGGATGAGGGCGCCTTTTATACGGACACGGGAGACCACGATGTTGCTCAAGAAATTTATTACGCCTTGTACCGCCGGTCGCAGTCCCGGTATGAGGATAGATTTTTAGGGATTATGATTTCGTCCCCGAGGTACGTAGACGATTTTATAGAACGTAAAATGGACGAGGCAAAGAGGCATCCCGGGACGGTATATTCAAAGCGCCGTGCCTTATGGGAAAGCAAGCCGGAGGATATCGAGGCGATTAAGAACGGCGAGACGTTTGAATTAGACGGTGCGCAGATACCATTAATATATAAAAAGACTTTTGACGAGAACCCGGACAAGGCGTGGCGGGATTTGGGCGCAAGACCGTCGTTGGTATTGGAACCGTACTTTAAGCAATGGAAATTACTGCAAGCCGGAGTTGACAACACAATGATTCACCCGGCGGACAAGGATAATAAATTTTTTGATTGGTTTGTAGGGGAAGAGCCGTTCACATATTACTCACATATTGACTTGGCGCTTACCGGGGACGCTTGCGGTCTTGCAGTTTGCCATATGGACGTCGATATTATTGTGATAGACTTAATGTTGCAGATAAAACCGCTGTCGGGGAAGGAAATCGACCTCGCAAACGTGCGGTCTTATATTTATGAGATGCAAAAGAGGAAGTTTTATTTTGGTAAGGTGACATATGACCAATTCCAAAGTGCCGAGAGCATACAGGAATTGAATAAGCGTAATATTAGCGCCGAGAGGTTGTCGGTCGATAAAGATTTGGGGCCGTATGATACACTTAAAGAAATGTTTTATTCCGGGCGTGTTAGATGTTATCAAAGCGATATCTTTTTCACCGAAGCACGGCGGTTGGAATTGATAAAGGGGAAAAAGGTCGACCATCCTCGCAAGGGAAGTAAAGACGTCACCGATGCAGTTGCCGGGGCCGTCTTTAACTGCGTGCAAGGGGAAGGTTCGTTCGGCGAGATGACAGTTAGCATCCTATAAAGGAGGATTACCGATGGCAATTAAAAAGAGCAAATCAAAAACGCCCGGGGAAATGAAAATGTTTGTTACAAACCTCGGTAAAGTTTTCAGTGAAGCCGATTTGAAGCGTTACGAAATCCCGCAGACAAAACAAATCGTCCCGGAGGGGCAGTTTGGGGCGGAAGCGATATCTCCACCGTATGATTTAGCAAAACTTATGTCGTGGCTAGAGGTTAACGTCGTCCACGGTTCTTGTGTTCGCACGAAAACACAAGACAGCGTTGGTATCGGTTGGCATTTAGAATTAGTTGACGAGACAGAGACAGAAGAAAAGAGAGCCGAGCAAGAAAAGGAGGCGCTCACAAACTTTTTCATAAAAGTAAATGAGAAAGAGGACATCACGTCGGTTATGAAAAAGGTATTCCTAGACTACGAGGGGTGTGGTAACGGCTACATCGAATTAGTCCGGGGCGACGGCGTGGAATCCGATGTCCTTGAAAAGAGTATCAAGAGTTTATATCACGTCAATGCGACGACCGTCCGATGGGCCAAGACACAGGATAAATTCTTGCAGAGGATTGGACAAAAGAAAGTTTATTTTAAGTGTTTTGGTGATGACCGGGTACTGAATAAAGATACCGGCACGTTTGGAAAGATTGCCAAGCCGGAGTCTGTGGCCAATGAGTTAATCCAAGTCCGTCAATATTCGTGGCGGTCGTTTTGGTACGGTTCGCCGGAATGGATTAGTTCAATCGTCCAGATGTATGGGCAAATGAAAGAGGCTGAATATAATTTAGACTTCTTTACCAATTATGGTGTGCCGGCGTATGCGGTAATCATAAAAGGTATGAAAATGAACACGACGGTCGAGGAAACTATTAAGAAATATTTTGAGACCGAGGTAAAAGCAGACCCGCACAAGACGATGGTCTTTGGGTTACCGGCGGGTGGTGAAATTGTCTTTGAAAAGTTAAGTGTTGAAGCAAAAGAAAGTTCGTTTAATATCTACCGCAAAGATATGCGGGACGATATCTTAACTGCTCATCACGTCCCGCCGTATCGGGCGAGCATTGTCGAGAAAGGGCAACTCGGTGGCAGTGTAGCCGAGGACGTTGACCGCATATACCTCGACAGCGTTATCAATCCCCGGCAACGGGATTTTGAATGGATTATAAATCAGTTAATTATCAAAGAGGGATTCGGTATCACGGCGTGGAGATTTAAGTTTGATGATATCGACATCGATGACAAGAAAACGCAGTCCGATATCGATGAGAAATATTTTAATATGGGTGTTTATACGCCGAATCAAATCAGAAAGAAGTTGGGGCTAGAAGAATATGACGGTGGCGACACTTATTACATTGCTGGCAATCTTGTTCCTGTTGGAGAGATTGAAATAATCGAGGAGAAAGTTGACGAGGACGATTATATCGATGAAGATATCGGCGGTATGAGAGGCGAGGCTATAGCAAAATACATCGATGCCGTTAATTGGCGGACAGATGAGGACGTGTCTTTACTTAATCACCCCGAGCAGAAAAAGTATATCAAGACGGAGATGTTAGCGCAGAATGATTTCCTCGGCGGGACATTCCGGGACGTTTATGTCGGTGGGAACGGCGTGTTGGCCATCGTTGGCAAGTTGCAGTCCGGGGAAGTCGATGTCCAATGTTTCTTGAAAGATAAAATTAAAAATGAAGATTAGTATTTTTGATAAGGGCCGGTCGTTATCGGAATTAAAAATCGAGAATGGTTGTGCCACGGATGTTTATAAAGAATTCAAACGTCAGGGGCGGGAAACCATTAAATGGGCCAATAAAAAAGGGCTGTTTAAGAAACTGCATCGATATTTTTCCGATGAGTACCCCGGTCTTTATGAAAAGGCTACGAAGAAAGACGCAAAAAGAATAAACGCTATGATTTATGATTGGGGCAAGGCGGTCAAGCCCGAAAAGATGGAGGAGGTACTTTATAAATGGTACCTTGTATCAGGAAATTACGCCGGCAATCAAGTAATGAAAGATTTGAAGGTCGCCCCGCAGTTTAATCTTCGCAACCCGGATATGCTTAGTGGTTTCGCCGAGAGGGGTGAGAAGATTACCGGCTCCATTACCAAGACCACGCTAAAAAACTTCCGAAATAAACTCGCAAAGACATATGCAAAGGTCGGTATGAGTCCGTACGCCGTTGAAAAAGAAATCAAAGGTATGTTTAAGGAAACATATAAGAACCGGGCAAGGACAATCGCCCGGACAGAGACCCGCATCGCCCAATCAACCGTCAAGCACGAGACTTATGCCCGCAATGGAATTAAAAAGAAAAGATGGTCGTCATCAAAGGACGATATCGTCCGCCCAACACATTCCGTGGCGGATGGTCAGGTGAGATTGGTGAAGAACACGTTTATGGTCGGCGGTGTTGCTATGGCGCACGACCACGACCCAAGCGCCCCGGCAAAAGAGGTCGTTAACTGCCGATGCAGTACACAATATTTTTCTGATTTAAGAAGTTACAAGCCGGTAAAGGTATGGGAGGGTGGCGCAGACGGTGTTGTCCGGCGTGTTCCGGGCGGGCCATCCCCGGCGTTGGTAAAAAGTTTCAAAGACAGATATAAAACCCTATCGGCGTTTGTTAATTTGCCGAAGATGGGGGCAGACCAGATAAGTACCGTGCAAGCGATGGTAGATGCCGGGCGTGTTCTCTCGGCAATGAAATATTTAGGAAAGTATTCCGGCTTAAGAGCATCGACATTAAAAAAGGCGAAGGGTTACGCCGGGTACAAAGCAAATTACAGAAAGTGTACGGGCAAATGATAACTTTTACAATGAATTCCGAGGGACAATTATCAAATTCTCTTTTGACATTAGTCGATGTTGCTCGTGCCGGCAACTATCCCAATGCTATGCTCGGCCCTTTTGAAGACCACGTCTTGTTTGCCGGCGGTATTATCATTGACGGCAAGGGTGAGAAAAGATTAGCGGACGCATTTGAAAATAAATTAAAATCGCAAGACGTCTTTTACACGAGAGAAGATAAAATTGGCGTTGAATATTATAAGGAACGACGATGGTAGAAGTAGTGTTCAAAGATAATGGATGTGCGAGTTTATTTGGCGGTAAGTTATCTCCGGCTGGCACGAAGCCGAAGATTGACGACAGAAGATTATCTCAAGAGGGGGTATGGGACGACCAAAATAATACACATAAATATATGAGAGAGTTACAGAACACACAGGCCGTGCCGACCGATACCGTTGACCAAATGCAGAGTCATTGGCTCGATAGCGCCAGTCAGGGCGCATACGTTGATGTCGGTGAGGCGATTGCGAATGCAAAAACAGCCGGAGATTTAGAGGCCATCAAGAAACTTTACGGCGGGGCAGATATGTTGAGACATCAAAAACAAATTAAGAAATTATTACTGAAAGAAATCGCCGACAAAGACGGATACATAACTGTTTACCGTGGAATCAGAAAGAACCCGGCCCTAAAAGTTATTCAACTATACGGAACGAAAAATCCCGTTGCGCTTAATACGAAAACCTTAACATCGTATAGTTTGAGCAAACAGCAAGCCGGAGTGTTCGCCGGACAGGGGACGATAAAACTTGGAACGGGGAGTAAGACGACACGCACGCCGGGAATGGTATTCAAAAGAAAAATACACGTTGATGACGTTTATGATATGCCGGCATTGTATAATGAGGAGTTTATGTTTGAGGGGGAAGTCGTTGTTATGAATCCGTCGAAGGTTCTTGTCGTTCCTCAAAAGGATATTACTTATATTGCCAAGCCGGGTGAGGTCATTCGCAACAAAGCAAAAGAAAAGAAGCCGGTCGACATTGATTCCGATGCGACAAATCGATGGTGGGCGCACGATGAATATTACAGAGAGGTAAACAAATACTTCCGGCGCCTCGAGGCGTTCATCGGAGAATCCGTGTAAAGAAAAAATAAAAAATCAAGAAATATCTTGTGTTATTTTATAATATGTTATAATTTAATTAAAGAATGGAGAATTGATGCCCGAGGTTACTCAAAGAAATATCCGCATCCCTGTAAAGAAAGCCGAAAATCACACCGGCCATAAAGTGAGGACGGTTAACGTCTCAAAGGGAAAAGGCGTCAAAGGACTGTATTGTGTTTCGTGCAGAAAGATTTTCACATACTTATTTGCAAAGAATAAGGGATGGGATTTAGAGACCTCCAAGAAATGGGTGGTCGACCACACCGCAAAAATCCTTAAGGTCACAGAATTCCACGTAGACCAAGAGATGAGTTTCCTAAAATTAAATATTACGATGCAAGATGGACGCACAGAGATTTATGAACCCAACACCCCGGAGTTTATTCTCAAAGAGCAACAGACAAGTTTGAGCGAAGTCGTGCAAGACGGCGAACACGTTGTGTCCGTTAAGGCGGTTGACCTTTTTGAGGACGATAGTTTTACCCGGCGTGAGGTACAGGACGATGTTTTTAGTATATTCGGTAAATTAAAAGAGACGGAGGCCCCGGCGTTGATGGAGTATCGTTTTTCTTCATCTGCGTTCTCGATTGAACAAGTCAAGGGATGGGTTGAGGGCCACGATATTCAATCTGTTATGGTACAGGAGGACAAAATGTCGATAGAAAATATTGATAAGGCAGAACTTACTTGTGTATGTCCTGAATGCGGTAAATCGCAAAAGGCAAAGTCCGGCGTCGCTTGTAATCAGACACGCTGTAAAGATTGCAATTCGACTATGGTCAATCAGAAAAAAGATACAAAGAAAACAAAAGCAGAAACAAAAGAATATGAAGTGAATGACGAGCAATTAGAAATCGTAAAGATTGATAAAATGAAACGTCTCGTCTATGGTATATTTCTTGTGCCGGAAACGGCAGACCACGATGGCGACGTGATATCGGGAGACGATATCGAAAAGGTTGCCCACGACTTTATGGTTGATTATCGGACTATCGATGAGATGCATAGGGACGTCATCGATGCGGATATCGTTGAGTCGGCAATAGCGTGGGAAGATGGATTAAAGTACCACGGAAAAGAATTAAAAAAGGGAACGTGGTTCGGCGCCGTAAAGGTTCACAACGACGACGTTTGGGAGAAAATTCAAAACGGTGAATATGCCGGCTTCTCTGTTCGCATTTCTGGAATACGGGAACCGATTGAAAAATAAGGAGGAGTCGAAATGACTTTAGAAGCCAAATATCGTTTACACGCCACGAAAGTGGACAGGATTGCCGTCGTTGACCGCCCGGCCGTTCCAGATGCAAAGGTTGTTTTATTTAAGCGGAAAGACACCGGCACAGACGTCCTCTCCGAAAAGGCGATGGACTTTAACCGGGAATTTCAGTATAAATCTACACAGTCCGCCGTGGATGTTCTTGAACAAGGGTTCTGGAATATCTATTATTATCAGGAGGACGGTGTTGACACGAAAAAAGAGTGGAAGAAACTTTTTAAGGACTTCCGTTCAATCTTAATCGACGTGGTAGCAAAGTTAACCCCATCAGAAAAACAGGAAACTGACGCCCAAGACGAACCCACCGTTGAAGAAGTCGTTGGAGCATTCAATAAGTATCTGAGTGTGACAATGGTTTCAAAAGCGTTTGAGTATTTCAAAAATTATATGGGATATCTTTTGTTAACCGTCGGCCAGTCGCCTAATAGCGAAAAAATAATTACGAAAGTAATCGATGTCTTTGAGGGACACGTTTTAACGCAAGGTGAATCAGCGTTAACCGAGATTGGAAAGTCTCGCAAAGTCGTCATTGATAAAGAGGGGCGGGTGTTATCCGGCGCAAGAGTCAGAAAATTGGAAGAGGCGATGGCTGTCATTTCCGAACTCTTGCACGATGCCAAACCTCGCATTCAAGAAAAATTAAAGGAGGAGGCAGTTATGGAAATTCAAGAAATGTTAAAAGCATTTGAAGAATCTCCTATTCTCAAAGGTCTGGTCGAGAGGTTATCAGCAATCGAGACCACGTTGAAAGAACAGAAGTTACTTTTGACGCCGGATGAGAAGGCAGATTTGGAAAAGGCAGAAAAAGAAGCAACAGAAAAGAAGGACGCCGAGGACAAAGAGGCGACCGAAAAGGTCGAGAAGGAAAATGCCGAGGCTGTTGAGAAGGCGAAAAAAGATGCCGATGCAGAAGCAGAAGTCGAGAAGAAAAGAAGCGACGAAGCAGAAGCACGTTTGGCCGGTATCGAAAAAGGACTTGAATCTGCGACGAAAGTCGTTGAAGGAATTGCTAAACGGATGGGCATTCAGACATCATTGAAAGATGATGGGACGAGTGACACGCCGGACGTCAATGAATTCGACAAGGCCTTAAAAGAAAGAAAATAAACCCCCGGAACATTGGAGGTTAAATTATAAAGGAGGCAGGAAATGGATATCGATAAAATTCTAGAGAAGGCCTTCACGACCGGTGACCTTGCGTCCGGCGGTCTATTAAATCCAGAGCAGTCTGCAAAGATGGTTCGTGGGATTTTTGATAAGGCCGTCATCACAACCGAGTCACGTCGTGTGCCGATGAAAGCAAATAAACGGCAGATTGACAAAATCACCTACACGGGTGACATTCTGCAAATCCCTACCGCCGTGGGTACAGAACATACCACGACGACAAAGCCGACAACGTCGAAAGTTACGTTAGACGCACAGGAAGCGATTATAGCAATCGACATTGGTTATGATTCGCTTGAAGATAGTATTGAAGGGCAAGGCCTGATGGATACTATTCTTGAAATCACTTCCGGGCGTCTTGGTTATGAGTTAGACGTTCTCGCCTTACAGGGCGACGTTGCGGGAGCAACAGGAACCTTCCGTGATTTATTGGACGGGTTCTTCAAACAGGTGACAACGAATGTTTATGATGCATCAAACGGAACGTTGTCGGACACGGTTTTGTATAACGCCTTGAAAATGTTGCCGGGTAAGTATCTCGACAATGAAAACGCTTGGCGCTTCTATACAAGCCATCGTGCAAGATTGGATTATGTCAATGTGTTAGCCGGCAAGGGTGTTAACGAAGCGTTTACTCGTTATTTACTCGAAGCACAAGAGCCGACTTATCAAGGTATCCCCGTCCGCAAGGTCGGTGGTGTCGAGACAGTCCAACTTGACCCCGGCCCGCCAATTATTTCTGGTGGACAGGCGCTTCTTATTAATCCGGCCAATATGATTTTTGGTGTTCATAGGGATATCTCCTATGAATTTATGCGACAGCCTCGCAAACGGGTTATCGAAGTGACAATGACACTGCGCATCGACTTCAAGTTGGAAGAAGAAACTGCCGTTGTCAAAATCAGCAATTTGGGACACAGCGCTTAGTCTGAAAAAGATTAAGTTTTATATAATTGAGGGGCGGGGTGTAATAGCCCTCGCCCCTTTTTATTTTAACTACCAATAAAGTACAAATTGGTAGTTAATTAGTAATTAAAAGGGGGACTCAGATGCAAATAGCATTATTAAGGATTGGTGGTGTCGGCGACACGTTAATATTAACGGCGTTAGCCGTGGCAGTTAAAAGAAAGTTCCCGGAGAGCCATATCACGGCGTTCGTCCGGGGGAGTACGGAGTTGATTACTGACCACCCGGACGTTGACCGGGTTATTCAGATTGGGAACGGGCGGTGGGAAGTTGTTCTTGATAAGATTTTGGAAAAACCGTTCGATATGGTCTTTGACAATCGGTATGTAACAAAAGTTTATTGCCAAACAGAAGAGGCGAAGGCGTTTCAGCCGGAGTTTGACAAAGCGTTTATTGATTTTCAGAAGGTATACGACGGGTGGATAGAATCGTGTAATATCCTCCCGGAATATAAGATGTCATCGTATGATATTATGTTTAAGAGTTGCGGGTTGCCCGGGGATATCGACGAAGATTTATTCATAAAGTTGGATTGGCGGGACTTCGACAAAACAAAATTGTTAGACGGCGAGAAATATGTAACGATTCACAACGGCGCTGATGTGGCCCGGCAAACGAAGTGTTGGTTGACAGAATATTGGAACGCAGTGGTCTCTGTTTTGAATGAACGGAAATACAAAGTCATTCAGTTGGGGCAAATCCACGAGCCGAAGGTTGATGGCGTGTTAGATATGCGTGGACGCACGACTTTGAAAGAAGCGTCCGCCCTGATTACGAAAGCGCAGTTCCACATCGGGAACGAGGGCGGGTTAATTCATCTCGCAAAGGCAGTCAAGACCCGTTCTATCGTTATGTTTGGCCCCACGCCGAGGATTACGTTTGAGTACGCCGAGAATATAAGCATTGAGACGCCTAAAAAATGTAAAGGGTGTTGGTGGCGCACACAGGATTGGTGGAGGGCGTGTCCAGAAAGATTTGCGTTGCCGGTTCCGTGTATGAAAGAAATTACACCTCAAATGGTTATCGACGCCGTGTATGAAATCGAAAAGTTGCCCCAATTGGAAAAAACTCATACAAGCGACGTTGATTTATCAGATGAGAATGAACAATTTGCCGTTGAGTTGGCGTTAACCGAAGAGCATTACAGGGGGGAGCCACATCAATGGGACAGGATTTATGCAATGATGTCTTTGTGCAAAGGAAAAAAGGTGTTGGAAGTTGGAGCCGGCGACGGTTACTGCGTGCAAGTGTTACGGAATCAGGGATTCGACGTGTCGGCGGTGGACGTTTCCAAAATCCGTCTTGCCCGTATGAAAGACAAAGGTATCAATGCCCTTTACGGCGATGTGAACGACCTTCCCTTCGAGGACGGCGAGTTCGATACAGTAATTTGTGGCGAGGTCTTAGAGCATATCGAGAGTATCGGAAACGGATTCAAGGAATTGGAAAGAGTCTGTCACAAAAATGGGCGCATTGTCATCTCGTTGCCGGTTGCCCCGGTCTACAAAGAGATAGAGATGCACAAATGGGGAATCGATTTGAACGTAATCAACAAAGACGACCGCCCCGAGTTCGCCGTGTTAACTTTTGAGAGGTTGAAGCGTGATAAATGAGAATGGAATCCCAATTTTGATTTTAAGAATGCCGTCGCACATCGAGATATTAAGTCTGTGGCTTGATGTACCGGCGACAGGCAAGCCAATCATAAATCTTATGTACGAGGAGTACGGTAACATTAGAATAAAAGATATCGACCCGGGCGTTCTGACACGCCCCGGAGGAGATGGCGAATCGCCGGGGGCAAATTCGAGAATATGATGGAAAGAAAATCAGATGGAATCGATATCGTTATCGTTAACCATAACGGGCAAGAAACATTGTCCAAATGCCTCGAGGGAATTTTCTGTAGCACGACAGGGAAAGTAAATATCATCGTTGTCGACCAAGCGTCAACGGACGGCTCGAGGGAATACCTTAAAAAGAAAAGGATATCCCACCTCATATTGAATTCTTACGATACGGGAACGGCAGACGGTAAGAATCAGGGGATTATCGTTGGACGGCACGAATGGATTTGTCTTTTGAACCCGGCAGTGAGAATTACTGACCCGTTGTGGTTAGATAAAATGTGGGATTGGACATTCGAGAACGGTATTGGGATTGTCGAGGGGCTTGTTGAGACTTCCGGCCTCACCGTTTATGCCGGGCTTGAATTCTGTTTGATTAGCCGGCGCTGTTTAACGGAGGTTGGATTATTTGACCGGCATTTAGGAAGCGGTGGGGCGTCCGCCGACCTTTTAGCACGGATAGAATGGGCCGGTTATAAAACTTCGTACTGCCCGGACGTTAAATCTAAATATTTATTGAGAGAGAAAGTGGCAGTCCCGATTGATTGGTTCAAAAAATATGATTTGGTGAAGGAAAAGTTCACAAGAAATATAACGAGGCGATTAAGATATAATTTGAAAGTGAACAAGGGGGCGTAATAATGTTTACAGAAATCGTTGGATGCAGTGAGCAAGTTACGATGGGGATAGTCCCGGCAACGGTGCCGGCGACATCGGTTCAACTCTTATATGTGACGCCGAGCATCGATACAATACACGTCGACATAGAAGTGGAGGGTTAAAATGCAAATTGTCAGAGGAAATTATGGGTATGATATTAATTTCACAGCCCGGGATAAAAATGACACCGCCGTTGATTTAACGGGAGTGGTAAAAGTCATTTTTAACATTGCCGATATACAAAATAACAGAAATTTGTTATCGGAGGAGTGCGCCGAGGTAGATTATTCAATCGGCGAGGTCAAATATACCGTCCAATCCGAAGAAGTTTTGATGAAAGCCGGCGTGTATATCGGTTCTTTGCAGTTACAATATTCTGATAAAGTAATTGACACTAAGGAATTCTATGTAACGGTAAAAGAAAAATTAAGTATATAAACCTTGTAGAAGAAAACAGGGCGTGGTATAGTTTTTGTGTGGGTTCTATATGGGCGTCCAGAAAAGGGAGGTAGTACTATGAAATCAGCAGAACTTACGAAAGTAAAAGGGTTTGCTAGAATGCAAATCACCGACCCTAAGACGGGTAAAATCGTTGGAGACAGCGGTTGGAGAAAGAACACCGTTGTTAATCTTGGTTTCCAAGATTACATCGTTGGTTCTATCGGCGCTATTGCAGGTAGCAAACAAGTATCTCATATGGCAATCGGAACCGGCACAGCGCCGGGTGTCGCAGACACATCCCTTGCCGGTGAAACAGGCGTTCGTGTTACAACAACGAATTCCGCAATTTCTTCAAAGACGTTACAAGCCACGGCTCAGTTTGCCGGTAGTGATATGGCTTCAACTTGTACCATTCAGAATGTTGCGTTGGTGAATACGTCAAGCGGTGGGACTGTCTTGGCCGGAACAACTTATGCGACTTCGCAATGGGCGAGTAACCAGAACGTCAATGCGACTTATCAATTGAGGTTCAGTTGATAAGATTCCTTTGAAGGGCGCACAAAGAACATCCCCTCCCCGGCTAAACCCCGGGGAGGGTTAATTAGTTAAAAGGGGGACTCAAAAAATGGTAAAAGAAATACGTAAGAAATTCCGCATTAAAATACCTACCTACGTTAAAACACTCCTATCAAAGAATAAAAGAGGCATCAAATTAGACTGCGGTTGCGGTCTGAATAAGCAAAAGGGCTTCATCGGTATGGACAAGCGCAAGATACCCGGCGTTGTTGACATCATACACGATATCGAAGTGTTTCCTTTTCCTTTGCCGGATAATACGTGCAGTGTTATTTTGATGAGCCACGTCATCGAGCATATAAAACCGTGGTTGATGATTGATTTAATGAATGAGTTGTGGCGGGTTATGGAACCGGGCGGACAGTTATGGTTAGCCTTTCCTTACGCCGGCTCTTTTGGGTTTTGGCAAGACCCGACGCATTGCAACGGCTGTAATCAAGCGACGTTTACTTATTTCGACCCCAAGCATCCATTATACCAAGTCTACAAACCTCTGCCGTGGGATTTGAAACAAAACACGTGGTCGGAGACTGGTAATATGGAAGTTATTCTCGAGAAAGTTCTCGAGACAACGCTAGAGAAGAAAAAGAAAGGGGCGAAATAATTATGGTCATTAAGAAAAAGAAAACTATTCAACCCGAGTTAGACGCCCCAAAAAGAGACACGTGGGCCGGGTGGCATAAAAAGGTTTGTATCGCAGTACCGACGACCGGCAACGTCCGTGTCGAATGGATGATGGCGAGGTTCGGCCAAGTCATCCCGTGCAATTGGGCCAACGGAGATATTTTTCAATCCTTCGACCAATACAGCCCGATGGGATGGGCGGTTGCCGATGCGAGAAATATTTGCATTCAGCATTCAATACAAAACGGTTTTGAGTGGACGTTATTTATCGACCACGATGTTATTTTACCGCCGGACACGTTTCTAAAGATGAATGAATATATGCGGACGGGCAAGTACCCGGTCGTGTGTGGCTTGTATTATTGTAAGGGTTCCCACCCGGAGCCATTAATCTTTCGTGGGCGTGGCACGGGGTACTATGACAAATGGAAACGGGGCGAGAAGATTTGGGTTGACGGAATCCCGATGGGTTGTACGTTAATTCACAATTCTATTATGAAGCCCCTCTATGATAAGTCCGAAACGTACTCGTGCAGTACACTTGGGAATCCGATTGTCGTGCGCCGGGTGTTTGAAACGCCGAGGAAAGCGTGGTACGACCCGGAGACCGCAAGTTATAATACACAAGTCGGCACCGAAGATTTATTTTGGTGTGACCGTGTTATGAAAGAGAAAATCTTTGAGAAATGTGGCGTTGCAAAATACAAAAAGTATCAAAAAATGGAATTCCCATTTCTTTTAGACACCTCTATTTTCTGTCAGCACATTGACCCGATGGGCCAGCAGTTCCCGGCGAACGTTGGGATTCGATAAAGGATATTATGTCAGAGCAAGTTGAGAATTTGGATATGAGTGTCTCGGAGAACGTAAAAACGATTGATAAATTCGGTAAAGACCGAGTTGAAAAACAGTTAAAGGGTTCTGCCGGGACACTCCACATAACATCAGAAGAAAACAAGGAAAAAGTTGTCGACCTCGCTTGGCAGTTGAGTAAGCAAACTCAACTTCCTGTTGTGGTTGTGGTTAGGGCGCCAAGAGAAGTTTAATCGAAGGCCTTTGACAGCAATTTATTCCTATGTTATCTTTAATATAGACACTATTTAAGAGACGGCAGAAAGGCGACGGCGGTAATCTATACGATATCGCTAAGAAGCCCCGTAAGACTTCTCGAATGGTTTACTAATTTTTAACAAAATCGGTAAACCTTTTTTTATTTATGGCCCCGTGCGACAGGTTCCAGAGTCCCTCTGCCCTGTTCGGCTTCGGCCCGGGGCTTTAGATATCACCCCGCCGGGGTTGGTTTACCGGCGGGGTTTTTTATTAAGCCCGGCACAAGAAGGAGAAAGAAAATGAAAAAGGGATTTATGTTGTTAGTAATTTGTCTATCTGTTCTTTGTCTGTTCGGCTGTCAGCCGAAAGAGGCAGAGGCAAGAGATAGTCGTCCATACCGTGACCCGTGTGAAACATTTCTTGGAAGTGTTTTGAACGATTGCGTTGAACATCCGGCTGATAAAAAGGCTCGGGTTGAAGCGGGTGTTGGATTTGATGTGCCTTTATGGAAGACAGAGAAATTAATTGTCGACCAAGAGACTAAGTTCGATTTGAATAGCGGAAATGGAACGTGGACTAAAAGTAATCTGTCAACGTACACAGTTTTCAAGCCTCAGTTAGATGAGGGTATCTTTCAGACTGCTTGGCGAAAGATAAAAGACTGGTATCCGTTCAAAAAAGACGTTGAATAAATACTGAATAGAGGGGCGGTTAATCCCGCCCCTCACCATAAGGAGGGGAAGCAATGAAATATTTAAGAGTTGAAATTAAGCGTGAAGAAAACCCGGGTGGAGGGACTCATTATGTTTACCCGTCAGAATACGATGCCCAAAAAGTTAAGTTTGGCCCAAGTTATGAAACCTTTAATCCTAAAAAGATGGCGTCGGTAAAGGCTCGCACGAATAAAGTTGAATATTGTATTATCGCTGTTGATGACGCCGATGCAGGTACTTTTTTAGAAAGCGATAGCATCGTTGCGATTACCGAAGCGACTTTTGTCGCAGAGGGTGACGATAATACGGGTGAGACCTCGGATATTATTGAGGATGAAGAAGCGGTTTTGAAAGTTTTGGACAAGGTTGTCAAAGGTCTACCGATTACACCGGCGGATTTGAATGTTATTGACGGCGCAAAACCCGGTCGTGGTGTGCGTAGAGGTAAAAAATTCAACGAGCATTGGCAAAATAGGAAAACAGAATTGGGGCTGTAAATGAAAAAGGTTTTTATTGGTATCCCAAACACCGGGACTGTCGTAATCGGATTAGCCGAGGTAATTTGTCATTGGGTTGCACGGCGAGAGGTTGCGGTTATCCCATATTTTAGTCGGTACAGCAAACCGATGATGTTTAATCGAAATCATATCGTAAATCAATTTTTGAAAACTGATGCCGAGTATCTTTTATGGATAGATGATGACGTCGTGCCTCCCCCTCAAGCATTGACGCAGTTATTATCACACGAAGTCGACGCAGTCTCAACGATGTGCTTTTGTACCCGCCCTGACAAGGGCGTTTTGTTTCCATACCCGGTAACGATGAAGGATGCGCCGAACGGTGAGTTTACTATTTACTATCCTGAAAAAGACCTCGAGGAAATTGACGCTTGCGGTGGAGGGTGTATCTTAGTCCACCGGCGTGTGTACGAGCATCCAGAAATGAAAGCGCCGTATCAACATCAAATGAAAGAAGATGGCGAGATGGGTATGACGTGCGATTTTAATGTTTGGCGCCGGGCAAAGAAGTTAGGATTTAAGTTATATGTCGACAGGAAAATTCAATGTTCTCATATCAGAGAAATGGATTTGAAGGAATTTAATAACACGTTAATAGTTACAAGCACACAAGGACAAAGTGTAAATGGCTGATTTGAATTTATATAATGTCTATGTTGCAGACGGTGGCAATAAAGTGTGGAAGTTTGACGACTTCTCGAACACTGTTGTCGACAGTCTGCCTCTTAATCATATTTCAAATGCAATCCACGATGTGCAGATGTGGAATGGCGATTTGTATATATGTAACCCGTCGTCGAATAGAATACACAAACTTGACGGATTCTCGGATACCATACTTGGCAACCTTTATGTTTATTCGATAGACGCAGACGTCTCGGGCGTCACTATGGACGAACACGGCAACCTTCTGATGGGCGGGTATGCTTCCGACAAGTTTTATAAGTGCAACGGGTTTTCTACAACCATAACAGATAGTTTTTATGCCGGGGCCGGGCAGACACTTCTGACGGGAATGTATTGGGACGCCGGCAAGGGAGATTTGTATTCGATAAATAGAGGGACGGTCAAAAAAGCGTTCCACCATAATGGGTTTGGGCAGTCATCGTCGGAGGAAGTTGCCTTGTCTGGTTATCCGTGGGGAATAGATTTTGACCCTCAAGGAGACTTTATTCACGGGGACGCCATATCAGGAAAAACAATGTATAAGAGGTCGGGGTTTACGACAACGATACTCGATACATTTACTATGCCGGGCGGGGTAGACGTTAGAGGAAATACGAGTTGGTTGCCGATAGATTATGTTAACATATCTGAAGATGTTTCTTTGTACGTACACATATATGTCCCACCCCCCGGTTTTTACTTTGAGAATATTTCTGTTTCCGAGGACGTATCCATTCTCTTTACTTTTGATTGGGCTGATGTAAATGACGAACTGTCTCTCACGGAAGATATCGAAATTTATCTTGCCCATATATTTGAAGCCATTGAGGATGTTTCAATAACGGAGACCATTTCTGCGGTTTTCATAACGGCGTTATATTCTATGGAGGCAGACGATTCGGTGTCTGTTGAAGAAAGCGTTTCGTTCTTGTCCATTGATTCGCCGGAGTTAAATATATCGGAAAGTTTATTTGTAGAGGAATCCGTATCTGTTTTGGCTTGGTTGTTTTTACACACCATAAGCGTAGACGATGCTGTGGCCGTTTCTGAAAGCGTTGCCCTCACATTATTCGCCTCCCCGGAATTAAATATTTCTGAAAACGTATCTTCCGTTGAAGATATAACTCTCTCTCCATTCTTAGCAACCCTTTATGTAAATGTAAGCGACAGCGCAACGGTCTCCGACGTTTTTGTCGGCGCAAGTTTTGTTCTTATAATAGAAGGCCCAAATGTTTCAGACAGCGTCGCCGTAGCAGAGGACGTAGATAGAATCGGGGCCATAAATGCGGTCGTCCCACCACCGGCTGTCGGAAATTTAATTACGGCTGACTACAATGCCAAGCGTATTCGACGTGTGGACGGGTTTTCTGAAACGATATTAAATGTTAAATCATATTCAAATTATGAGCAGAGGGCGGGTGGGGTATGTTTAGACCCGGACAACGGCGATATTATTCATACGGGAATTTATACCGAGTACAAGGTTTACAGACTCCCGTGGGCAAATTCAGTACCGACAGATAGTTTTTCAGCGCCGTCAACGTACCCTATCGGCGTCGATATGGACGACTCCGGCAACGTTTTCCTCGCCACGAGGGGAACAGGGGCAAAGGGGCTGTATAAATTTAACGGGTTCTCGTCTACAATTCTCGAAACATTTCCTATGCCCGGCCCCGAGAAAAATCCAGAAGGCATCTGGTTGAATAGACCGGGGAAAGAATTCCTTTACACTTCTGATACTTCGTCAGGAAAAGTTTACAAGCATAGCGGGATAATAGGAACGATTGTCGACAGTATTAATATCGGCTCGCTTGGTAGAAACGTCCGGCAGATTACTTTTGATGATAACGGAAATGTAATTCACGCTACCACCACAAGCACAAGAGGTTGGTATCGTATGGACGGGTTCAGCACGACGTTAAAAGATTGTATTAGCGACCCCGGATACACGATTTATCCGGCGGGTGCTTGGTGGGAAGCCCCGTCATTCTCGGGTGTGTCTGTTGCCGAAAACTTTGATATCGAAATGGTGTACGCCTCTTGGCTTCTGTCTGGTTCTGATGACGTGACGGTCGCCGAGAGCATTGATATTCATCTTGATAATTTATTCTTTGATATTTATGAAGCATCCGGCTTATTAATCACAGAGCATACGGACGTTATTGACCTCGTTGTCGAGGTGGGTGTCGTGGCAGAGTTTGTTTCCATTGCCGAAGGGGTAAATTTAGCAAAAGAAACCTTAGAGATAAATGTTTCTGATGAGAGTACCGCAACAGAAGATATCGAAATCCTTGACCTCGTTGTCGAGTTATTTGCCTCGGAGAATATTTTTGTTCAATCTGTTCTCGAGGGATTATCATTGCCTGTACTGAATATCGATGTGGAAGAAGAAGTCGCTGTTGAAGAAACCGGCGATGCGCTTCTCGGGATATTAAATTTTGACACGGCTGACAATATCGGTGTCGTAGAGGCGCCCGGTATAGACGCCCTAATAAGCCTATCTGCATTTGATGAGGTGACAGCGGAAGAAAATATTCAATCTTTCATTGACATTCTTTCCGTTTCTGTATTTGAATTTTCCGGCTTGTTGATTACGGAACACGTCGATATTGTTGACCTCGTTGTTGAGGTTGGTGTTGTTGCCGAGGCTATTCCTGTCGCAGAAGATTTCCAAATATACTTGGATGCGTGGTCGCTAGTCGCCTCAGAGAATATAGTCGCCGAGGACTACGGCAACGCCGGGTTAACGGTTCTTTTCATTAACATTTTTGATGAGATAACGGTTGTAGAGGACGCAGAGGTTGTTGATATTATCATTGAGATGCCTTTGTTTATTGAGGATATTTCTGTCCAAGACTTCGGTACGGCTTTCATTGGCGAGTACAATCTTTTAGTTTTTGATGAGATTGCGACCTCCGAAGACATTAATATGCACGATATTATTGTTGAGTTGTTCGCTTTTGATGTCGTGAATATCGAAGAACAAGCCACATTATTTGATATCGTTATTGAATTATTTACGGCCCTTGACGAAATATCTGTAGTCGAGACCGCTACCGCCGGGCTTTCTGAATTATTCCTCTCCGTTAATGAAATTTTGTCGGTGAATGACGTTGCGAGTATGACGGATATTATAATCGAACTCGGAATCGTAACCGATTTGATTTCTGTTGTTGATGACTTTGATATATTTATCGGCAGTCTTAACCCGGATGTTTTTGACGCCGTTGCGGTCACCGAGCAGATTTCTATGCACGATATCATCATTGAATTATTTGCCGGGGACGATATTTCTGCTATTGAAAACATTGCTGTTCAACTTCCAGATTTATATCTTGTGATTTCGCAAGACATCCTCGTCACAGAGGTTGCATTGCTAACGGATATTATTATTGAGTTGGGTGTGGTAGCCGAGGCGGTTAGCCTCACTGAATTTATCGGCGCTATTTTGGTTCTTATTCCAAACGTTAACGACTCGATTTCTGTTTCAGAGGACATTGATTTATGGGTTCACTACCCGCCGAATGAGGTTGGCGTAGCACAAGCGAATTTGTATACCTCAAACCGGGTTACGGATTTAATTTATAAGTATGAAGGGTTCACGGATAACGTTCTAGGCACGACGTCCCCGCCGATTGGCGAGGGGAATGTTAAGGCGATAGTATACCGTAAAGATAATTTATATGTCTACGGAAGAAATTGGAATAAGGTTTGGAAGTGCAGTGGGTTCACAAATACCGTCCTCGACAGTTTCACTTCTGCCTATGAAGGGAAACTGCAAATTGGTATGAGCATTGACGCAAATGACAATGTTTATACTCTATCTGAATTTAATTGGACGCCCCTCCTTGCATATGTTTATAAATATTCCGGGTTCTCGTCCACGGTAACAGATTCCATAGGGTTGCCGGATGTGATTCAGGGCATACATATGAAGGACGGCAATTTGTATTGTCTGAACGACCAACAGAATTCCCTAGATAAAATGTCGGGGTTCTCAACGACTGTGTTGGATACGGTAAGTATTCTTGCAGACAATTACGGGGACTTAACTTTTGAAGGTGAGAACCCAATCTTTATCGGTCAAGGCGACAACTATGCATATCGGTTAGCCGGCTTTACGTCGACCTTAACGGACACGGTATCAACGGGATTTTTAACGGCGGGAGTGAGTTGGGCGAGTTCGTTAGCGTTAGGCGAGGATTTATCTATAGCAGAAAATGTTTCGTTAACTCTATTCCTCGCTCCACGGGAAATAAAAAATGCCGTTGATGAGATTTCTGTGTCTGAAGACTTTATCGTAAGTCTGCCGTTGTTTAACGTCTCGGACGATATCAGCACGGAGGACTTTGCGGAGGCGCAATTAGACGTCCTTAATATTAATGTCCTTGACCCATTTCACGTTCTTATCACGGAATCAATTAGCATAATCGATTTGATAGTTGAGGTCGGTGTTGTTATGGACGCCGTGAATGTCCTCGACAGCGCCGACGTTGTGTTCCCTCTGTTATTATTATCTGTAGCCGATGACATTACGCAGACAGATGTTGCCGACGTTCTTATGCCGTTGCTTCTTATCGATGTAAACGCTACCGTCGGCGTCACAGAGTCTGCCGAAGTTTTTGATATCATTGTTGAGTTGGGAATCGTTGCGGAGGAGATATCAACACAGGAGAGCGTATCATTTGAAATGCCTATCGCCATATCGGTATCTGAAAGCATATCGGTGGTTGAAAATATCGGCGCATTGATTACTCTCCGATTCAGCGTGTCCGACGTATCGACATTAGAAGAAAGCCTGTCGACGTTTTTAGATATTTTGAGCATAGACGTCAACGACCAAAATGCAGTGATAGAAGAGTTTAGTCCATTGATTGACGTTCTTGTCCCGGCTGTCGGCGAAGATATTTTGATTACCGAGGTCGTTGTTACGCACGACTTGGTAATTGAGTTGGGTGTCGTTGTTGACTTTGTATCTATCCAAGACGCAATAGATACAAGTCTGGACACTTTGTTTATTTCTTATTTTGATGAAATATCTGTTGCGGATGAAGGTCTCACACACATCGGCGTGCTAAATATTTCAGAAAATGAAGAAATTGCCGTCACAGAATACGCCGAGGTGTTCGATATCACTATTGAGTTGGGCATTGTTGCGGACGAGATTACTGTCTCCGAGACGTTCGATATTTTATTGCCGGAGTTAAATTTTGATGTTGACGAGCCGTTCCACGTTCTTATTACAGAGGTCGCAAGCGTCCTTGACCTTGTTGTTGAAGTTGGCGTTGTCACAGAAGTCATTAATGTAAATGACTTCGCCGGGGTTACTCTCCCCGAGTTATTTTTAGGCGTGACCGATAGCGTTTCTGTGGTCGAGTGGGCAGAGGTATTTGATATCATTATCGAACTCGGAATCGTTGCCGACGATATTAGTGTTGAGGAGTCAGCGCTGACGGTTCTGCCGGAGTTAAATATCACGTTGGTGGAGGATATCTCTATCGCAGAAGCAATTCTTATGCACGATATCATTATCGAGTTGGGGATTGCCACGGAGGATGTTCAGATAAATGAACACGTGTTCATTTATTTGGACACTTTGAACCCGGTGTGCGTTGACGATATTTCCACGGCGGACGAATTGATAAATATTAGTATGCCTATTAATTTTGAGGCGGTTGAGCAGAGAGGCATAGCAATCGTTCAAGTTGGAGGTTGGTAATATGGGGCAAGTTAATACCGAACAGGCCATTGAGATTTTTAATGCCGGCGCAGAAACGGTTCGTGAGGCGGTTGTTATTGAGGCAGAGCCGACAAGTTATTTAGTCCCGGTTATTATTGCGGTTGTAACAGGAGTTTTTGGTTTGATTGGGATATGGTTAAAGGTTAAATTAAGTAAAAAGAAATAACGGGAGGGGATTATGCCACCAGAGACATTAGGAAGTTATGTGAAAGTTTTACACGAAATTAACAGGGCGGTGTTCTTCGGGACGTGTCCTAATTACCTTGCGAATCTAGAAATCGAGAAAGCAAGAATGGAAACAGACAATCCAACGTGGGCGACAAACCCCGGGTTGGTGAATCTATTACAGAATCACAAAGGCGCAAATAAGTATGGAAAGAAAAAGGGAAGCCCTAATTCAGAGGAATAAATAGATGCCTGATTTACCTTTAATCTTTGATTCGGTAGTGATATCTGAAAAGATATTCTATGAAGTCGGTCACGAAGAGAACGAGTATCTTTACGCTACGACACTCGGCGGAACGATTACGCCTACGGACAGCGCAAATATGATTGATGGGGCGTTTAATGATTCCGTCGGGTATTGGGACAGCCAAACGGGTAACGTCCTGTTTACTGCGTTTGAAGATACGGCGTACACCGATTTCAATACTATTCAGAAAGTATTGCTACAAATCAGATTAGATTTCAGCGCCTACAATGTAAACGATACCTTTGTCATTGAAATTTGGGACGGCACAGTTTGGACAGAGATTATAAATTTCAGTGCGTCCGGGGATGGGTTTGCAACGCCGAGTATTATTACTCTTGATGCAACGGGTATCCTTAACAGCATAGCAAAGATAGACGGTTGCCAAGTAAGATTTACAAATGTGATGCAAGGTAGCCCCGATTATACTGTCTCCATTGACACGGCAAGATTAGAAATCATTTTACATAGCGCCGAAGAGTTTTTGTGGGGTGAAGAAGTCACCACGGCAATTGCCTTAATAAATTATCAGCATTGCATTGACGCCCGGTTCAATGGGTTAGAATCAGAGTTTATTATGGCGTCCGGGACGATTCTGTTCAATAAACTATTCGACACTATCGAAACAGTCATTGACGATTTTTCAGAAATATTTGCAGAAACAAAGTGGCACGCTACGGCTCCGCAGATTGATGACGTTATTGTCCTTGAAGTTTATAACGGCACGAGTTGGACGCCTCTCGAAACGTGGACGGCGGGGGTAAACCCGTGGCCGGTGAACATCGATTCCTTATTCTCTTACAATATCACGTCATTATTCACGTCAATCGCTTCCTTGAATAATGCTCAAATGAGATTTGTCACTACAAAGAACGCCGGGGCGGATGCAGACATCCATCTTGATGAAGTTCGCATTAAGATTAAAACGCTTCGGATTAAAATAAGTGATTTTGTCGATATCAATGCAGAAGATTACGTCACGATGCAGATGATATCCAGACCGAATATTTGGGAGAATATTTCTGTTGCCGAGGACGTCTCCATTGTCCTCGACCAATTAAGTATTAACGTTTCTGAATTATCCGGGATATTGATTACCGAACACGTTGACGTCGTTGACTTGGTGGTGGAGGTTGGCGTTATCGCTGACTTTATCTCTGAAATTTGTATTGCTGAGATGTTGCTTGACGTTTTGAACATAAATATTTCTGATTCCATCTTTGTGACGGAGGAATGCACAGCGTCCCTTGACGTATTAAATATTGATGCGGGCGCAGATATAGATATCACCGATGGCGTGTCGTTCCTTTTGTCTCTAGGGTTTATTGTTTCTGATGAGATAGAGATTACAGAATATATAAATATCGGCTTTAGCGTATTAAAGATAAGCGTTGCCGATAATATCACGACCGCCGAGAATATCAACGTGACACTTGACGTTCTTAACGTGAATGTCCTTGAATCAAACGGCTTATTAATAACGGAACACATTGATGTAATTGATTTGGTAATTGAGGTCGGTGTTGTCGCAGACTTTATGACCGAGGTTTGTTTTGCTGAAATGTTGCTTGACGTGTTAAACATTTCTGTCGGCGACGATATTTCTATCACCGAGGATGTTCAAGTCCTCGATATTATAATCGAGTTGTCAGGGTACGACAACATTACGGTTGCCGAGTCCGTCGAATTAACTTTCCTCGCATCCCCGGAAATAAATGTTTTTGATGTGACGACGGTTACTGAATTTATTCAAGTCCTCGATATTATAATCGAGTTGCCGGCGGTCAATACAATAACTGTGACGGATTCAGCCGACGTATTTCTATCTGATTTAACATTGGCAGTCTATGACGATATGACCGTGACGGAATCGGTTAGCGTCCTCGATATCATTGTTGAGATTGGGATTGTCGTAGACACGGGAAGCGTGCAAGAGGTCGTGTTCGTTGGATTGGACTCTCTGTTTTTGTCCGCCGGAGAAGATATTTCTATCGTAGATAATATTTCTATCGGACTTGACGTTCTTTATTTTGACGTGTCCGATTCGGTTTCTATTGCAGAGGACGTCCAACTGCTTGATATCACCGTTGAATTATTTGCGACGGATATAATAACAGTAACGGATTTTGCCTCGGTGTCGATTGGTGGATTGAGCCTTGCGGTTTTTGATGGCGTTCTTATCACAGATGTCGTTAGCGTCCACGATATTATTGTTGAGGTTGGCATCGCCGTAGACACGGCAACGATAGAAGAGAATGTTGCCGTTGGGTTGGACGCATTATTCCTATCGGTCGGTGACGATATCCCTGTCGCCGATGATGTACAAATATCACTTGCTGTATTAAATATTATCGTTTCTGATGAGGCGACGATTACGGAATCCGTTCAATTACTCGATATCGTAATCGAACTTGGAATTGTTTTTGACGATATTAGTATCGCCGAGGATGTCTCTATAATTTTGTCCGGCGCCTTTCTCACCGCAACGGATAATATTTCTGTTACAGAATCCATTGCTTTGACTTTCCTTAACTCGCCGGAGGTAGACGTTTTTGACACAGCCGGCATTACAGAATTCGTTCAGATATTAGATTTGGCTCTCGGGGTTGAGGCGGTCGATAATATATCCGTCACGGAATATGCAAATCTTCTTGATATCGTAATTGAATTAGAAATCGTATTTGATGAATCGACATTGAATGAAAGCGTGTCGATATATTTGGATATCTTAAACATAGATGTTTCTGACAGCGTTTTGATTACTGAGGTTGCACAGATAATTGATTTGGTAATTGAAGTCGGGGTTGTTGCGGATACCATTGGCGTGTCGGACAGCGCAACGGCGCAATTGGACGTTCTTAATTTTTCCGTAAGCGATACGTTAGCCATCACAGAAGATTTCCAATTTCAACTTACCGTTCCACCAGCCGGGGGTTCAGATGACATTGTCATCAGCGAAGTCGTGTCGGTTGGCCTTGACCAATTATTCCTGTTCGCTCAAGAGCCGGTGGGCGTGTTTGATATCGCAATTATGACCGACCTTGTAATTGAGTTGGGGCCGGTGGTTGAGAACATTTCTGTGATAGATTTGGGCGGGCCGACGCTTGGCGAGTTATTGATATCGGTTAGCGAGGATTTGAATATTGAAGAGTGGGTAACGGTTTTTGACCCGATTATCGAGTTGGGAGCCGGGGAGGATATCCTTGTAACAGAAGATTTATCTGTCCTCACGCCCGTGTTATACGTGCGCACGCACGAGGATATCGGCGTGCAAGAGTCAATTAGCGTTCTTGATATCGTCATTGAGGTCGGCGTTGTTATCGATGTCGTTGGTATTACAGAACTTGCGACACTTACTTTAGGCGAGTTGGTGATATTTGCCGGGGAAGATGTCCTTGTCACAGAGGTTGCCACGGTATTTGACGAGGCATTGGGCGTTGGCCCTGTGTGGGACGGTATAAGCGCCGGGGAGTTTGTCGCCGTATCCTTAGACGTTTTGAGCGTGTTCGGGCTGTCTGAGGCGACTGTGCAAGACTACGGCACGGTTTTTGACCCCATCATCGACCTTTTTGTCTCAGATAGCGTTGGCGTGACCGAAGTTGTTATTACGCCGTTTGGGGTTATCGTTGGGGACGACGCATATGTTAACGGGGCGTTGACGGATTATGTTGCGGTGGTTGAGTTTACGGACATCGTTATTCCGTTCCTCGACGTATCTGTTGCCGATGATATTATCGTAACAGAATGGGCGACGGTTTTTGATATCATCATTGAGTTGGGGATTGTCTTTGACGAAATAACTGTTGAAGAATTTGTGCTTCCCCCGGTAACATCTTTCGATATTTTTGTATGGGATGAGATATTTATTAGCGAATATGTGATTGCCGGATATCCATTGAAGATAAATGTTGCAGATGATATCCTAATAATAGAATATGAATTAGTCCTGCAACAGGCGTACGATTTGTACCCAAGACTTTATAACGTCTGTCCACGGCGCCGGATATTCACGAGAGATAAAAGGAAGGTGAAATTATGAAAAAGGTTCCAACGTTACAAAAGGCTCCGGCAGAACAATTTGCAGTTGGATTGAAATATGAAAGTCCTGACCTTGATGAGGGGCAGAGAATTGTTAGTTGTACAGTAACAATTCAGCCGGTGGAGACCGGCGGGTTGGAAGTCGACGGCAGTCCTGTTATTGAACACGATATCGTTTCACAAATGATAAAGGGCGGTGTCCACGGCAGTGATTATTACGTCAAGTTTTTAAGCGTCACATCCATTGGCCATATTTACGAGGATTCTATTTTTGTCCGAGTAAGGAATATTCAATAAGAGAGGTGAACGATGTCAAACTATATTACGCAAGAAGAAATAAGAGTGGCGCCCTACAACGTTAGTCAGGATGAGGCAGACGAACAATACCTTACGCTATTACAAAACCTGACAAAGCGAATCGTTGACGATGCGTGCCATCAAAGTTTCAACAGAGAGGGTGCAGACCCGGATTTTGTGGAATATAAAGTTGACGGCACAGGCAAGGACACCGTGTTTTTACCGTCGGACAAACGTCTCATTTTTATTAATAAAGTCCGTGTGTACGTTGCGAGCAATTCGTATGACGAGTATGACGCAGACGGTCACGAAAAATATGTATCGTGGAACACATACGGCAACACGTCAAGCGTCGGGCGGTTTGCAATTGATTCATTCCCAAAAGGCATTCGCAACATCGGTATCGTTGGGACGTGGGGTTGGATAACCGTCCCGGAGCCGATTAAATATTTACAGGGACGGTTGATTACTAAGATTTTGAGGGAAGATGGATTAGCGGTAAAATATTCGTCAGAGAATATCGGTGATTATAATTATAAATTAAGAGAGGCTGAGACGGGTGAGATACTCGGCGACAAGGAATTGGATTTAATCATTAAGGATTACACGGATTGGAGTTTTTATAGTGCCATCTGATTTGAAAAGATTTTACACCATACAGGCTAATGTCTTACGCCGAAATCGTTCCGAAGATAAATACGGAGGGACGACGGATGTGTGGAAAAAGATGGAGTGGTGTATTTCTTGCCGGCTTTACTCTGAGAAATCTGTGTCCGGCGCCGGTGGTCAAGGATATATGATAGATATTCAAGGAAAGAAATATCCTATAACGACAAATATGTTATGCGATTTGAATGCGGATTTGCAAGTTGGCGATAAAGTTGTGACGGAGTCGGCAACGTATATGGTATTGAGAACGACATATCGTTACCGAATGAAAAAGGCACATCATAAAATAGGGATTTTATCGAGGATTGAATCTGATGCCAATTGATTACGGTAAATATTCCGGCAAGGGGAGACCCAAAGCCTCTGATTATGTCGGCGGTACAAAAGAAGCGGACGCTAAATTTAGGGCAACGCAGATGAATATTCAAGTGAACCTCGAAAGGATTTTAGTTATTGCCGGACTTGAGGTCGCTAATTTGGCCCAAGATATTATTACAGAAAATGAACATATTATTACGGGAAACTTAAAGGGAAGCATTCAAAGTTTCGTTACGGTTGACCAAGAAGAAGCGTCCACATCAATCGGTTCGTTCCCGCCCGGCTCAAAAGGGTACAATGGTAGTGACGCTCCGTACGCCCCCTTTGTTGAGGCGTTACCCGACGGTGGGTTCCTATTCCCGGCGTATATGCAGAAGAAGGATGAGTTAGAGGGGTTGATAAAGAATGCGGTTAAAAAAACTATCGATAGCGCAAAGGCGGGATTGATATGACATATAGATATGAAAAGAACCCAACACCGCCGGTGTTTAATGATGAGAAGGGCGCAAAGGGGATTTATGAAGCCGTGACTTATATTTTAAGAAACGATGCGACGTTGTTGGGGCTTGTAAACTATACGAAGAAGGAGCCGAATATCCGGCGTGGGTACCAGACCTCCGGGAAGTGGGAAACCTTAATCGCATATTATTTACAGCCGGAGAACGTGATGACAGAAATTGACGACATCAACCCCGGGGGTTCCGGCGTTATGCAAGCCCCGTTAATTTTTCAGTTGTATAATAGGGATGGGGATTTATTATTGTACGATATTTCAGAACGGATTATTCAGTTGTTACACGAGGCAGATTTAACGAAAGACGGTCTTGTCCACGTGTACCGCTGTTCTTATAGAGGTGAATTTGGCGCCTTGCGGTATGCGAATACTATTTCTGCATACCAAAAGACGTTGAGGTTTATGTTAACTTTTAGGAAGGAGAAATAAAATGGATTATTCAGCAGAAAATGTATTAATTGGTTTAGGGAAGTTGTCCATCGATGGCGAAAGCGTCGGTTACACATCCGGCGGTGTTATGATTGTTATGACGGCTGACCGTATGGATAAAGAAGTCGACCAGAGTTATGCGCCGGTCGGCATTCACAAAATCAAAGAGACTTTTGAATTAAGAACAAGTCTCGCCGAGGCCACATTAGCAAATCTGAAACTCATTTGGGAACAGTCCGAAGCAGTTGTGGAATCCTCGCCGTCACGAACGTTGTCGTGGGGTATGAACCCGAATGTAATTGAACACTCGATGGAGTTTATCGGCAAATCGCCGGAAGGATACGACAGAACATATACCGTTTACAAAGCGGTTATTTGGGAAGTCGGAGAAGTAACTCACCAGAAAGATGCGATTACTGTTGTGCCGGTTACATTCAGAATCTTACCCGACATCGATAAAGGCGTCGGAAAAGAGTACGGACAAATCGTAGACCAGATGGTCTAAAAATAACTTCCTCGAAAGAGGATAAAAAGGAGAGGGACGAGATGACATCAAAAAAAGAGTTTCAAACAACATCTGTAGAAGAATATCGGAACAAGGTTGGCGAGCAGAGAGAAGTAACTTTGCCGTCCGGGGCTAAGTTTATTTTACGGCGGTTAACACCTCTTGATTATATCAAGGAAGGACTTGCGGATATCCCGAACGAGTTTGTCCAATTTATAGCAGAGGTTCAGGCCGGCGTTAAGTCAAAGCAATCTGCTACAGAGCAACGTGAAAACATTGAGTTGTTTGAAAACTTTTTGAGAGTGACGATTGAAAAGGGTGTCATCTCGCCCCCAATCCTTATGAAGTACGACAAGGAAAAGGTCGATACGCATTTAGTATTCGGCGAGTTAGAAGTTGCCGACCAATCAAAAATGATAAATATTATTCTTGGGAAAGAATAATGGAACCATTTTTTATTGACCGACAATTATTGGTTATCATAGACCAAGTTGCCCGGCGCTATAACAAGACGCCTTATGAAATCGCTTCCGGGACGACGATTGAGGAATTTGATTTCAACGTCGCCGTGATGTTTATAGCGCAGATTGAAGCGAATAAAGAGGCGGAGAGGGTAAAACAAGAAGCCGGGCAGAAACCCGACGGCAAATCATCCGGGCCAAAGGGCGGGTGGGGAGCGTTTGGTATCAATCGGAAAATTGTTATGAAAGGTAAAGAATAGTGGCTACCGATTTCGCATATTTGATGGTTAAGGTTGGGGCAAACATAGCCGGGCTACAGTCCGGCTTAAACAATGCCCGGGGAGCCGTCTCTCAATTCGGTCAATCGGGTAAGAAAACGATGGACGGGTGGGTTGCACAAAACGGCGCTATGGTAAAAGCGACCGGCAGAAATATGATGTTAATGGGGACGGCCATTACAGCGTTCACCGGGTTAGCCATAAGAAGTTTTGCAGAGATGGAAGAAAGTATGGCGAGCATCAGCACGATGCTTGACGAACAGACTATGCATTTGCTCCCCGAGTACGAGGAGGGCATTCGTAATATGGCCGAGGAAAGCGGGGACAATTTGAAATCCCTGACAAAAGGTATGTACGATTTACTCTCGGCAATGATTGAACCTACAGAAGCATTGGGCGTTTTGGAAATTGCTTCTAAGACAGCGACCGCCGGACTTTCTTCAACCGCCACCGCTGTTGATGGTATGACAACAATATTAAATAGTTATGGATTAGAGGCGAGCCAAGCCGGTGATGTTGCCGACTGGTTTTTCACTATTATCAAAAGAGGTAAAACAACTTTTGATGAGTTGGCGCCGTCAATTGGTAAGGTGGCTCCGATAGCCTCGTCAGCCGGCGTGTCCCTCGAGGAAATGGGCGCTATGATGGCCCTCTTAACTCGAAACGGTGTCAACACGGACATCGCAATTACTTCTTTGAAAGCAGTCATCACTGCGTTCGGAAGCGCCGGGGGTGAGGCATCGGATGTAGCAAAAGAATTAGGATTTGAAATGTCTGCGTCTGCGTTAGCAGAAAATGGTTTGGCGTGGGCGATGGAGCAAGTTAACAAAGCAAGTTCCGACCAGATGGCTGTTCTTGTCGGGAACGTCCGGGCCAAGTTAGCGACGTCGGTTGTCACACAGAATATGACAGAGTTGGAAGAAGATTTGATGGCGATGACAAATCGTTCCGGCAATATGATGGTTGCTTATGGCAAGACAAGTGTCACGCTGAAAAAGGATATGGAAAGATTAGGGCAGACGTTTAAGAACGTAAAAGACGAAGCCATCGCACGAATCATTCCTGAGTTTCAAGAGTTAGTTGTCGGAACGAAAGAAGCCCTACAAAATTTCCGGGAATGGAGCCGTGAGAACGAAGAGTTGTCGACAACGATAATGAAAATCGTTACAGCCGGTGGCCCGATGTTATTATTCTTCGGTATTTTCTTGACACAGTTACCGGCGCTTGTCTCGGGAGTTGCGCTTGCCGTTGGTGGGTTGTCATCGTTTGTCGCATTTATGACAGGGCCGTGGGGCATCGTTATGGCGACGGCCGTTATAGCAATTCATAAAGTTACGAAGGCGTGGGTGGAGGCTTCCATCGCCGAGGCGAAGGCCTCGCAAGCCCGCCGGGATAATGCAAATCAATCAGAAGACGCTATGGATATAATGATAGCGTCCCTCGAGGAATTAAAAACAACGCATAGTGATTTGACGGACGAAGAAGTCAAAGCGATTTCCTCAAGGCAACGTTGGATTAAGGGCATTCAAGATACCATTGTTGTGCTGAAAGAGGACGGCGAGGTTACCGACGCAGACGCTAAAGCGATATTTGAATGGACGACGAAACAGAATTTAGCGTCGCAAGAATTAATAAAGTCTATCAATAATAGGAAGCATAAAACGAGCGTGGTAAAAGAGTCGACCAGTGCGGTGGACGATGAGACAAGCGCCCTTGCGGAAGCCATCGCAAAGATGTCAGAAGAGTCCGACAAGATTAAGGAATTAAAAGAGCAATACAAGGCGCTTAACACTCAACTTAAAGAGGGCAAGGTATCAAAAGAAGAATATTCTGAAAAGATGCGTGGGCTGATTGATGTGTTCAGCGGTATAGAAGGTGGGGCGCAAAAAGTCCTCGATATTATGGGCGAGATAGATGAGTCCGACCCGGAGATTGCTATTAAGTTTGAGATATTTGGGATGGAGCAGTACGAGAGTACGCAGTTGCGTATCAAAAAGATTAATCAGGAAATCGTTCTTGAGAAATTACAGGGCGACGAACGGCAGATACAGAGTGCGAAGTTTGAGTTAGAGAATTTCTTATTCTTTATCGACACAAAAATCGAGGCTGAAAAAATAAAGAACGCCGAGATATTAAAAGACCTCGAGACAAATTTGAAGGCACAGACGGAGTTGCAGTTAAACAGGCTTAAAATTTCAAAAGATATTACACAAGAGGAATACGATTTTGAAGTTAAAAGATTAAAAGATAAGTTTGAAATCGATACAAAGATTATCGATGAAACACAGAAGAAGAATTTTGACGCATATAATCAAGAGAAAGAAGCGTTCAGAGAAAAGACAGACGTCATCCTCAAAAAATTAGAAGAGAAGCAACGGAAGTCAAAAGAGGTCGGCGACGAAGCCGTCAGGAATATTGATAGAGAAGGGAAGGCTGTCGACGCCCTCGGGAATGAATATGGAGACTTAAACAAAGAGGCGTCCGTCAAGCGGGGCAGTCAATTAGGAACGGTCACAAAAGCAACGATGTCGAGTTGGGGAGACACACTAAACAGTTTAATTAAGCAAAGCCCGTTTGGTAGTTCTATTAGTTCATCGTCAAGCCGGACAGCGCCGGCTATGTATACCTCAACTCCAAGACCGACTTTGCGTTCATCGAATCAGCCATCCCAAATTTCTTCTGTTGCCGGCGCTGATTCATCGTCCGCTGTTGAGCAAATACAAACAAGACGCCCGACGTATTCAGTCAAGCCGACGCTAAGAAGCGCACAGGGAGGCACGTCGTTCGTTCCGTCGACGGGGGAATATGTTTTGCATAAAGGCGAAAAGGTCACTCCCTCGGGACAAAATATGCGGGACAAGGACACAAACTCCGGCGGGGTTACGATATTAAATATTTTCAAAGAAGAAATGATTCCAGAAATTATGGCTAAGTACCCCGGGGCGATTATCAATACAATAAGTTCTGATATCGCTAATCACGGCGTGACGAAAAAGGTCATAATGGGGGTGATAAGAAATGCCTGATATTAATGTATATGAAGAATTAAATGCGTGGAGCCGGGTTACGATAGGAAAGATAGATGACTTTTCTGATTTCGTGCGGTCATATCCATTTGCGGAAATTACAAACGTCAGCGTTGAGGAGATAGAGTTTGAGGGCGGGGTAAAGCAATTTGACGATAAATGGGGACGGACAAAAAAGATATTTGAGATTAACTTCCCGGTATCTCAAAAGGCAGAGGCATTGCCGATACAGGAGTTCTTTGAATCTCATTATCATCAAAAGTTTTTATTTACGAGTCCAATTACCGGCGTGACGCATTGGGTGAAATTTGCGGACAATTCTTATACGTTAACCCGGAGCCATTATGAAACTTACTTTGCTAACGTCGTGTTGGTGGAGGTTTTTGTATGAAAATTGTTTCTGATTCTTTTATTCAGCAGAAGAATAAGCAATTTACAAATTCGATAATGTTATATGGGATTCGTTATAATGCGACGGCGAATGCGTGGCTGTATTATACAAATTATTCAGCAGAGGTCACCTTTGACGGTATCACTTATGTGCCGGCGGTTATCAGGCACGATGCCTTCAAAGAGAATTTAAGTGGTCGGCTGGAGAAAGTTAAACTTGAGATTGGGAACGTCGATAAAGTTATTCAATATTATGTCGATTCCTACAGCGCATTGCGTAAGGCAAAGGTTTCAATCAAACAAGTTTTCAAAGATGAGTTGGACGACCCGACGTGTTACGACGAACAAGTCTTTTATATTGAAGGCTGTACCGTTAATTCTATTGTGGCTAAGTTTGTTTTGGGTTCTAGTTTCGATGTTATGAATGCGAAACTTCCGAAGAGAACTTTTAGCCGTGGGTACTGCCAATTTAGATTTAAGGGAACGGAATGCGCCTACGCCGGGGCCGAGGGCAGTTGTAATAAAACAATTCAGCGTTGCGTTGAATTGGACAACGTCGGCCACGTCGGTATGTTCCCGGCGATTCCTATGAAACGAGTTTGAGGTAATTATGTACACAAGGTATCACGTATGGCAAGAGCCAGATATAGCGTCAGCAAGCGAAACACTTTGGGAAAACGTTATCGTAACGAAATTCCCGGCGATAGATATCCGTCTGCTGTTAAAGGGCTATGGATGGAAGCCAAATCCCACCGACGAAAATCTCACAATATTATATGAGGGACGGTACGAAGTCTTTTACCGGGAGATATCAACCACGCCGTGGATTAAGTTTGCGACGGTGATATCAGAACGTGCCTCAACGAACGTCGGCTACGTTTACGAGGACGCTTCCGTGGCCCTCGGTCTATCCCCCGAAAAGATTTACGAATTAAAAATCGTCGCCGTTGACGGCGAGAAGTTTACCAATTGGGGCGGGACGTTGGAGGGAATAACGTCCGGCGGTGTTTTTTATACGGATATGCGTATGCGGATGATACGCCCGATAGAAGTCGGGGCGTGGGATGATATCGCCGTTCCAGACGTCGCTGTTCTCGGCAAAGAGTACATAGATTTATTTGCGTACGATTATCTTTTTTCTTTTTCTGCTGTCCCCGAAATGTTCGGCATAACATTTATGGAGATATTTGATTCGTTGTCTATCGAGGAGACCCCTCGTATGCAAGTTAACTTAGTCCTCGGTGACCACGGAAATGTTTATGAAGCGTTTAACGGCATTGTCGAAGTGATAATGACGACTTGGGAGGGGCCGAACAATTTATGGTCGCCGGTTGAGGATTTAACTGTCGAGGAAAATCTCGAAATTTATGAATTCCCTTATGGCATCCCCGAATGGGATAATATTCTTGTTGATGAATGGTTTGATATCGCTATGTCCACGATGGAAATATATCCGGGAGAGGATGTATCGATTACAGATTGGGCCGATATCATTGCCGGATTTTATAACACGCCGACTCTTTTTGAGAATTTGACGGCGCAAGACGAACTTGAATACATTACGTTAACCCCGCCACATCCGATAAGACTTGGGGAGTGGATTGATGTTATTGAAGATTATGGAATGTATAAATGGTTCGATTACATCGACGAGGACGGTTCGAGCATCGCCGGGTGGACGGATTTATCTACAGACAACGGCTCGTTCTCAACAAATGGAAGCGAGATTATTTTAGATAATGGTGTCAATCCGGCAAAATCAATGGCCGAATTTGTAACGGGGTTTGATTTTACAGACAACTATTATTTAGAATTTGAAATGAAATATATTTGGAAAGGCGCCCCGAGGTCAAGCGTTGGGGCGAGTGTTCTTATTAGAGGTGCGAATAAGGGCGGTGGATTTCCTGCATTTGTATTTCAAACGTCGATGTATGATTCTAATCCGGGAGGATTTCAGTCAGCAAAAAATAGATGGATGAAGGTTCAGATTGCCGTTGTAGAAAGCCGACCGACGTACGCATATACAATAAGATATACAGAGAACACATTCAGGGCGGACGCCTCCTTTTATAGAATATATGACCTTGCGTGGGGATTTGAATTATATATGCCGGCGTCAAATGGAAGTATCGTTCTCATTAATCAAGCCACAGAGATTGAGATGAGATTTAGAAACATCAAAGGTGGAGCAATCAACGACGGAACGTATAAGAACTTCTCAACGTTGTGGTATGTGCCACATACCGAGTGGGTTAATTTGGAGGTCGTATGAGTTTAGAAACTTTATTGGCCGAGTTGTCGACGGTACAATTAGACTATCTGCAAGACGCCTCGATGGAGCAAGGCGTCGATATGCCTGTCGGTGAAAGCCCCACATATAATTGGGACGGCGCTTCTATGTCGGCGTCTGTCGGCATCCCAATCCCAATCGTTTACGGACGGCATTTAGTCCCGCCGAATTTAGTAAATATTTATATCGAAGAGGGAGAACACGAAACGATTAATATGTTGCTCGGCGTGTGCGAGGGCGAAATTGAAGGTATCAGTAATATTAAACTTGACGATATTCCAATTGAGAATTTCTATGGCGAGACGGTCGGAGACCCGTATGGCGAGAACGCAGAGATAACAATTAAGCCCGGCACACTAACACAAGAGGCAGTCCAAAACTTCGATGATACTCATTTAATTACGCCGGTCGACCATACGTTGACAAAGGGCGTACCTTATGTTTTTACAATGACATCGAGCATCGCCGAGGCGTTTAGAATAGAGTTTAATATTCTGCGTTTATTCAGAAGAGACGACGGCGATAATCAATTGGCGTGGTATGTCGCCGTGCAAATTGAGTATAAACTTCATACAGATTCCGTTTGGCTTTCTGCCGGGATACATAATTTCAATAAAAACACGACGTCCTCTTTTAAGAGATATTTCAAATCCGAATATCTTGCCCCGGGGCAATACGATATCCGTGTCACACGGGTGTCCGATAATTCTGACGCAAACCACATCGGCGAAATTGTGTTTAACAGCGTCGCTGAAATCACAACGAATAAATTAGCGTACCCCGGCACGGCGATGTTAGGGTTGCGGGTTGTCGCCACAGACGAAATAAGCGAAACGGTGCCGAACGTGACGTGCATAGTTACCGGCAAGAAAGTCCGCACGCCCGATGTCCGAAACTCTATAAACGAGCCGGTCGGTTACGAAGACTATTATTGGGATGAAGCAAATCAAACTTTTAGACTGCTCGCAAATAACTCGGCGTGTACTTGGGATGGGACATATGTAACAGAGTGGAGCGCAAACCCGGTGTGGTGTTTGCGGGATTTATTAACGAATAATAGATATGGTCTCGGCGATTTTATTGTTGAGTCTCAAATTGACGAGGCGAGTTTTTTAGCGTCTGCGAAATATTGTGACGAGGGCATTGCGGATATGGACGGGAATATCGAGAAGCGGTTGCGCTTAGATATCGTTCTCGACATATCGTCCGGCGCCCTCGACGTGTTGTACCGCCTGTGTAATGTTTTTAGAGGGCTGATACATATTTCGTCTAGTACCGGCAAGGTCAGATTGGTAATCGAAAAGCCGGCTGACCCTGTTTATTTGTTTACGATGGGGAATATTATCCGCAATTCGTTAAGCATAATGTATATGTCCGACCAGAGCATACCGAATATCGTTAAAATAACTTATACGAACAAAGATAAAAATTACAAAATGGACACGGTTGAGGACGGAAGCGAACAGGATATCGCCGACGGGAATGAAATATTACCGCAAAGCGTCCAATTAATCGGTTGCACGAGGACGTCACAGGCGTTAAGAGAGGGCCGGACACGGCTAAATAAGAGCCGGCTCAACCGCACAAAGATTTCTTTTGCGAGCAGTCGAGAGGCGAGATTGCTACAAGTCAATGATATTATTGAATTTCAACACGATTTGCCGGCGTGGGGAGAGGGCGGACGTGTGCAGTCCGGCTCTACAACGACGATTATTAAATTGAATAAGACGATTGATTTGGACGTCGGCGAGACATATGAAATCGGAATTAAGAATGGAATCAATGATGAGATAGAAGTCCGAACAGTTATTTCATCACCCGGGCAGACAGACGAGATAGAGGTCAGCGCCCCATTTACCTTTCAGCCGGCGGAGTTTGACATTTGGAATTGCGGGATTGAGGGGTACCGAAGCAAAAAATATCGAATCCTTTCCTTAGACAAGCAGAACGTCGTGTCGATACAGGCCGTTGAATATCACGAGGAGGCGTATGATTACACAGGAATTCAAACGCCGGAAGATAATTTTACTTACCTGACTTTAGAAATCCCAAGCGTTACGGATTTAACCGCCGAGGAAAGGGTTGTGAGGCTAGGCTCGGGAGAGATTAGCGTTAGCATAAATACATCATTTACGAAACCGCCCACCGGGGCGAGGTGGGTTAAGAAAGTCAATCGATTCCAAATCTATCTGTCGGACAATAACGGTGCGTCGTGGGATTATATCGGAGACACGGACAAGGAATCGTACGTCATCACCCGCCCCTTTACCGTTGGCACGAGATATATTGTCGCCGTGGTTTCTGTAACGGACGTTGGGGAGGCAAAGGTTCCGGCAAACAGTCCGAAAATTGCTGTTGTAATTGAGGGGTGGAAATCGTCGCCGGTAAATATTTCTGGATTGACTTACACATTTGAGGACGAGATTAAATTGACTTGGGACATCGCCGTTGATACAGATTTGGCGGGTTATGAAATCAGAACAGAAGATGATAATTGGGGATTGGACACGCCGAGTTTAGTTTGGAGTGGCAAAGCGGAAACGTATACAATCGTCCGACCGACGGCACGAAGCGGGATTATTTATTTTGTCCGGGCAAAGAATAGCAGTGGCGTATATTCCGACGTGTCCGCACAAGTCACGCCGGTCAACGCTCCACCTACGGCGCTTGCCCTGACATATTTGAACGTATTTCAAAAGGCATATTTGATGTGGCAAGACAGTACCGACGCCGACTTAGTTGAATATGAAGTTTGGATAAATAACACTTCGACTTTTGTCGGCATCGAAAGAGTAACAGAACGTATGGTCACGAAAGCGCAAGGAACGTCGGCGACGATTTTAGTTGAGTATGGCCCGTCGTTTTTTAGAATAAGAGGCGTGGATAAGTTTGGGCCGGGGGACTGGTCTAATGTTGTTGAGGTTGCAAAGGTACCAATCGTCACAGAAGATATCGGTGACGGGGCGGTAAACAGCCGGGCGCTTGGTGAAGACTCTGTCACGGCAAATAAGATTCAAGCCGGAAGCATTCAAGCCGGGCATATTTCTGCGCTGGCCGTCACAGCGGAGAAGATGAACGTGGCGTGCCTCTCGGCTATAACGGCCAACCTCGGAACGGTTACCGCCGGGACTATGATTGGTACGACAATAAAAACTTCTGATGAGTTGCATAGACTTGAAATGACAAACGCCGGTCTCTTTGCTTATAACGAAGCCGGGGTTAACACCGTAAAATTAGAACAAGGGCAGATGTGTTTAATCAGCGCCGTGTGTAGCGACTTTTATTCTTACCTCGACCACGGCTCATTAAAATTTCGGCATCCATATGGGGAAGTGCCGTACCTCAAACGCCTGTGTTCCGGCGACGCCGTTACCGGCTCGACGGTAACTTTATGCCAATGGTATGAGCAACCGCAAGTCACGGTTAGCATAAAAAGATTAACGACATACGACGTAGCAAACTGCGTGGATTCACAGGAGGTTTGCGTTTACGCCGACAACACAAGATTTTATGACAACGGCGCCGGGGACTTTGGGTGGAGATTTGATATCCACGCTGAGTTAAAGTTATCCGGCGGTGTTCGGGACGAATGTTTTTATGATACGGCGTTTAATTTTGTCCAGACGACGCTAGGGGCGACGTGTTCGGTGCTTGTCAAAGAGCAGTTTCTCTTATTTCGGCACGGCGCCTCGCCGGAGAATTATTGTTATGGGCATTCCTGTTTTGAAGTAAGGTACCGGGTGCAAGGTTGTGCGGTGTGGTGTTCGTGTGAATACGAATATATTCAGCCGTTCACAACGCCGACAGAATTAGAAACGGTTGGCACGATATGTCAAACTGTCGGCTTTGGGTGTTCTGATACTTGGGAAATCACAATGCACGAGAATAGTTTTACTTGGATTGACAGCGGGGTGGTCAGCGGAGAATATTGCTGTTGCCTCTGCCAGTGTTATTACCCGGTCGACTGTTCGTACGGGATGTCATTCTCGGACACCTACACAATCGGAATCGGCGACGGTGGTGGTGTCAGCACAAAGTACATAAATACTATTTGCCAATGTCTATTTGATTACATTGTCGCATTAGGCTCTTGGAATGAAACTGAATATCCCGTTTATTGTTCGTGCGTAAATTATTCGTCAAATATGCATATAAGAGGAAACACCTGCTCGGGTTCGTTTTCTGTTTCAACAGTCGGACAGTATGGAGGAGCAAAGTCTATCTGCGCTCCGTGGGGAGGAGGCTATTGTTTTTACCAAATGACGCTATACGGAGGGAATTGGCAGAATTGTTTAATTCCTTCAGTGACGTTTTCTTCAAACAGTTGTTTGCACACCGGCCCCATCATCGGCATAAACGGAGACTCGGCGAGTGCGACTCATTGTTATGAAGGCACAACCGTCGACAGAACAATATGTTACAAACAATGTTGTGTTTGCTGTTGCCTCTGCGAGTTTTATTATTACACGTGGGTTGGGGCAAGTGCGTGCTGTAATTATAAAAAGTTTCATTCGATGCAAGAAATAAAAGGGACATCGTGTGTCGTCGACCCCAATGGGGTGCTGAATTATTTGGCGATGGCATATTCGTAAAACAAAAGGGGGACTCAAATGGAGAAGAAAATGTATCAGGAGGCGGACAATTTAGTATTGATTGTATCGGGAGGGATTGGCCGTAACATAATGGCGACGGCTGTCGTTCGGAATCTAAAGACGGCGTACCCGGACAAGGATATCATTGTTGTTGCCGGTTGCCCGGATGTGTTTTTGAAAAACCCAAACGTCAAAAGGGTAATCGACATAGGCCGGGCGATGTATTTTTACGAGGATTATGTCGTCGATAAAAAGACCGCCGTACTTAATTTTGAGCCGTACCAACACTTCGAGTATTTGCAGAGGACGAAACATTTTGTCGAATGTTGGTGTAATCAAATCGGGATTCCGTGCGACAACGTGTACCCGGAGATGTATTTTAGCGACGCCGAAAGCCGAATGGCGAAAATATATGTCGAGGGATTTAATAGGAAGATGATTTTGATACAGCATTCCGGCGGTAAAATCCCGGAGAATAAAAGTGAAAAGGCGTTGATACAATCCCGTGCCGGGATGTATAAACGGGATATCCCCGAGGCGGTCACGCAGAAAATTGTCGATGAATTAGTCAAGCGTGGATATATGGTCGGGGCAGTACAACACGAAAATCAATTTTTACCGAGGGGCGCCGAGAGGATATCATTTCCAATCCGGGCGATTGTAGCCCTCGTCCCTCACGTTGAAGGTATCATTGGCATTGATAGTTTTCTTATGCACGCCTCTGCGGTGTTTAAGAAAAAGATTATCGGTGTGTGGGGCGGGACAAATCCGAAGGTTCTTGGGTACCCGGATAATATAAATTTAACCCGGGAGGTATGTCCGAACCCGATGTGCCACCGCCCAAATAGTTATTTATTCGATATCGAGCCGACCGGGTACCTTTGGGATTGCCCGCACAACGATAAGTGTATGGCGTATGCGCCGGAGGACATATTAAAACCGTTGACGAAAATGATTGGAGGAGAGAATGGAAAAGTCAGAGGGACAGGAAAGCAAGACGAGGAATGCGGAGGAGATTGCGAACGTAAGCCCGGAAAAGTTGATGGCGATGCGAAGAGAGAAACAAGAGTTGGCAACATTACTTGAAAAACAATATCAACAGGTTCTCGGTCAACTTGTCCTGATTGATGAATTGCTGAAACCCCACATAGGGGCCGGCAAGTAAGGAGGGCGTGATGCCCATAAAGAAAGGCGAATCAGAAATGAATGGAGACCTCGGAAAAATATACAAGGCGGTAAATGAAGTCAAAACCGATGTCGAGGTCTTGGCAAAACAGCAGACGTTAAATCACACAGAAAATAAGGGTGATATCGAAGTTTTATTTGATAAGATTGGCAAGGTCGACCTCTTGCCTTGCGCCGTTCACGTTGAGAAATTTAGGACGTATGACAAGAGTTTGGCGATTGGGAGTACGTGGAAAGTTGCCCTTGTGATTGTGTTCCTCGGTTTGATTATCGAGGCGGTGGCATTTGCGGTATCTTGGGGGCGTATAGTCGAATCCAACGAAGGGATACACCGGCAGATAAAATTATTACACCCGGCCCCGGCTTTGGAGTTCTCAAATGGCAATAATTGAAATTGACCGCCATATTTTGGCGCAAATTATTATGATACAGGAGAAGGTCAAACTGCTCCAAGTGGAACATAAAAAACAATGGGCGGTTATTCAGCAAGTCAAAGAGCGCACATACACCTTGTTGTTTGTTAGCCCGGATGGATGCAATGTAAAAACACCCGAATGCCAAAAGCGTATGGAGTGCCTGTTAAAGGAAGGCCGGCGAATCTTAAAGGCAACGTTAAAAGCCGAAAGCGTATGCAATGAAATTATAAGAATGGAGGCAAAGCAAGAAGCCCTGATGACGCATCTGGTTTCTACAATCCGGGAAGCAGATACCAAGAAGGGCCTTGAGGCAACGGAGAATGGAAGCAGTAAAATTAACCCGTAAAAACAAGGAGGTGCTGTATGGAAGGATTATCATTGGGAGGACTGGACGTTTATAGTGCGGGCGGAATATTAGCCGTAGCGATACCGTTCATTGTTCAGCAAATAAAGAAATTGAAATTCATTGGAAATAAGAATGCGCCAATCCTCGCATTTATTCTCGGTCTTGCCGGAGGCCTTGCCGGGTACTTTACCGGCTTTGCGCCGGAGGGGATGTCGCTAATCCAATCCATCGTGTCGGGCATTGCGGTCGGGGGAACGTCCTCCGGGTTGTATGACGTAGCCAAAAAAGTCGGCACATAAAATCAGGGAATCGACCGAGCCGGGGCATCAAACCCCGGCTCTTTTTTATGCCAAAATCCTCGTCGACAAACCCCCTCCCCCGACGACGACGCCCACACCGACGAGGAATTGAAAACCGCACAATTCGTCGACGAGGAATCGATATTTCCGACCCACCACACACCCCGGGATTCCCGCCCAAAATGTCACATTTGGAGATTAAATACCTCAATCCTCGTAGAAATAGATTCGGGCCTTTCTGAGATGTTGTAACCCTTTGAAACTAGGCGACTTACGTCATTCCCCGTACCCCGCCCGGCCCGGTTTACCTTGCTTGTTATGATATATTATATTATATTATAAGTGGGACGGGGAGGGACGCCGAACCACCGGGACGGTCGAGGGCGAGACGCCGGGGAAAGAGAAGGCCGACAGGGATTGACAAAAAGGGAAGCGGAAACAGGGACGACCAGCCGGGGGAACAGGACGAGGCGGGCCGGACGCAAACCCTCAAGGACACGGCGGAATAAGACCCGGGAGCATAAAGGCGCAAGCCAGAAACCCGCCCGGAGGACGCCGGCTACCAAAACCGAGAGAAGCCAATAAAGTTTACGGGGCTTGAAAAAACTCAAACCGAAATCGGCGGAAGGTAGATTGACCGAATCCCGAAAGGCCCGGTCAAGTGAAAGAGGCAGAGGATTGGAAAAGAAGCAATTTTCAAAAAAAGGTATTTTGCCATATGCCTTAAATAACAATAATGGGAATGGCGGGGAACGGCGGTTGCCCCAAATTTTCAAACGCCCTTTTGTCCGTTAAGCCAAACGGAGTTATCAGGCGAAAGTCTACGGCCCTTACCCGGGCCGGTAGGCTCCGCAAGGCGGTCGTTCCCCTTGCGCTGATGAGCCAAACGCAAACCCGCTGATGAGACCGGGAGGCACGGTCGAAACGGTATAAAAAACCGTCCGGGTAATAATGCCCAATAAAAACGGAGGTGCATTATGAGAGTACAAATCGATGCAACAATTGAGAAAGCCGACCAGAAATTGGCGGTGGGAACGGGCCTGCAAGGATATTTCAGCCGAGGCACAACCTACAAAGCGCTAGTTGAAAAGTTAGGAAAGCCAAACGCCGGAGAATCAGGCGACGGCAAGGTCAAGGCGGAATGGATTGTCAAACTGAAGTTTCATAGGAAAGACCCCGGCATAATATTTACAATCTACGATTATAAATCGTCGGTTGCGCCGGAGGAGAATACCGATTGGCACATAGGAGGCAAAGGTCAGGCAATGCTCGAAATCTTTTCCCAAGTAATGGGGATTGGGATTGAGAACGATTAACCCGCTGATGAGCCGTTGAGATTACGGCGAAACGCCCCGGGGCGCAAGCCCCCGGGCGTCCGGGTAATAATGCCCAAGAAAATGGAGGTGGGAAATGGCATTAGGAACGAATTATAAAAGAATCGGAAGGAAGCAAGACCTCATTTTGCGGATTCAAATCGCCCGGGTTGGACATCTTGGCGGGGTTTACGGCAAGATGACGAGGGACGAGGCGGTCGAAAGTACAAAAGGTTACAGCCGGAAATTAACGGTTGGAGAATTAGCCGAAATATTAAAACCGCTTGAGGCAATAGCAAAGAAGAAAAGGCCGACCGAAGGGAAATGGAAATTCGTTTATTCCAAAGGCTTAACGCCGACGGCAAGGATTGTGTCGGTTGATTTGCTAAACAAAGGATACTCGGATTGGATTTGCGAGATGCCCTTTGGCAGTGAATCGGAAGCGAGGGAGATGGGCGGTAGCCACATCGCCAACGCCCGGTTAATAGCAAGGGCGCCGGAACTAATAGAGAAGTTAAAGGAGGCTGAAAAGTTTTTGAAAATGCTCGGCGTGAAAGACGAAATTGTTGATGAGATAAATTCATTAATAAATAAAGTTGAGCAGACGAGATAAAACCCTCTGATGAGCCGGCGAGATACCGGCGAAACCGCCCGGGCGCAAGCCCGGACGGTCAGGGTAATAATGCCCATAACAAGGAGGTGCATTATGAATAACACGCCGACAAAAAAGTATCTTCAAGAGAATGTTATTGTTGACGAGGTCAGCAAGAACAAGGCCGGCAATTTTATTTTTAGGGAGGGGTTCTTCTATACGCACGGGCGCACGGCAAACAGCCACGCCGACAGCATACAGAAGCAACTTACGGATTTGGGATTTAAGAATTTCAAATTCGTCGACACCGGGGAGCATTGGAGGGAATTCAAAGGTGGCGCCTCGTTAAGAACGCAGTCGCATTGGTATGTCGAAGTTAAGTTTGACGCCGAGGAGCCGGATGTCACGGCGCCGGTTAAGGTTGGCGACAAGTTGTACTCTTGGGACGGTAAGATTGGAACGGTAAAGAAGATTCACGCTTTGGGCGATATGGCCGACGTGGATTTTGGCAACGGCAACATTTACGGAATTGCCTTTAGCCGAATCAAAGGTAGCAAAGTTGGAAAATAAACCCGCTGATGAGATTGTGAAAGTCAATCGAAACGCCCCGGGGCGCAAGCCCCCGGGCGTCCGGGTAATAATGCCCAAAACAAGGAGGCGCATTATGAAAAAGACAACGGGATATACGTCAAAGAAGGTTCACTATTGGCAGTTGAACCCAAAAGACCGGGCAACATATGACCGGCAAGAATCATTAAAAGAAGAAGGGGATTGTGAACGGTTTTATTTTTGGCTGTTCACCCCGGGCATCGGGTACCGGCAAATGGGGTACACCGAGGGATACAAAACGGTCGAGGCGCTAAAGGAACATTGCATTAATAATCGTACCGATTGTATTTACCGCATTACAAGGTCACAGATTTGTCTTTCAAATAAAAGATAAAACCCTCTGACGAGTCTTTGAAAATTAAGACGAAACCGCCGGCCCCCGGCGGTCAGGGTAATAATGCCCATAAAACAGGAGGTGCATTATGGTAAAACGAATCGATAAATTAAAAAAGTTGGTAGCGGAGTTTGAGTCCTTGCAGAAAAGGTACAAACATACCGGCGCCGACGACACCGAGCCGGACGCACAGTTTCAGTTACGCTTGGTACAGTTTTATCAAGGGAATAGCGAGTTGCCGGCAAGAAGAGAATGGGAACTATACTCGGGCCATAAAAGGCACGACGAGGTTGCCGACCTTTTGACGGCGAAGTTAAAAGAAATCCGAACAGTTATTCACGGCTCGACGGATAGTAACCACGAGGAAATAAAAACATACCTCGAGGAATATGTTTGGAGAATAGATTTTTAACCCTCTGACGAGTCGTTGAAAATTACGACGAAATATTCCCCGGCGACGCCGGGGGATATCAGGGTAATGATGCCCATAAAAAGGAGGACGTTATGGAAAAGAAAAAGACGACCCAAACGTGGGAAATGACAAAGAAGGAATTGCGGGCGCAAACGTTGGACAAGTCAAAAGCAGAATCATATGAAACAGAACGATTTTACTTTTGGCTGTTCTCGGAAGCCGGCGGTTGGAGGCAGTTGGGATACACCGAGGGGTACAAAACGGAAAAGGCATTGAGAGAAGATAATAAATATCATTTCGATAAGAAAGATATTATCCGCATTACAAAATCAACGATTATTAAAAGAGGCTAACCCGCTGATGAGATTGTGAAATTCAATCGAAACGCCCGGCGACGGGCGTCCGGGTAATGATGCCCATAAAATGGGAGGTGTATTATGAGCGAGAAAGCATATCTGAAAAAGAAAGGACGCCTTGAGTGTATGGTCGAGGTTGCAGAATCGGAGATTGAGTTTATAGACGGCTCAATCGAAAAGGTAAAAGAGAAAGCCGAACGACAAATCAAAAAGTTGTTAGAGATGTCCGGCAAGATTGAAGACCGCCGGGACAAATACAACGACCAGATTAAACAAATTGATGAACAACTCGGCGCTTGCCAGAAAAGAAAAGTTGCCAAGACACAGGTACTTGCCGGCGAGGACAAATCGGTATGGGTGTTTTACGAAGCCTACGACTTTGTTGCCGAGGCAAAGATTGAGGCGCTTGGAAAGAAATTGAAATTAAAAAGAGAAGGAAGCGGTGGAGGATTCCAATCGTCAAAGAGAGATATCTCGTTTGGCCTCGGGGGTAACCCAAAGGAAAAAATCCTCAAAGCATTCCGTAAACTAAAAGATGTGACGGCAAGGATTTATTAAAACCCTCTGACGAGTCCGTGCAACCCGGACGAAACGCCCCGGTGGGGCGTCAGGGTAACCCATAACAAGGAGGACGGAATGAGTAAGCAACCACCGAGACCGTACTTCGGTACGGATTGGACAGGAAAATGTATCACGAGCAGTTATATGAGTGTCGAACGTGTAGAAAAAGAAATCCTAAGTCGATGGGGAGCCGAGAACAGGTGGGGCTACCGCCCCGGGACTTATAAAGTCATCGACGTGAAAAGAAATGTTTACAAGGAAATAAGAATTGAGAGAAGAGAAACCCTCTGAGGAGTCTTTGGAAATTAAGACGAAATATTCCCCGGCGACGCCGGGGGATATCAGGGTAATAAAATCCATAACAATTTAACACAGGAGGTGTCTATGGAATTTATGTACAACGATGGAGGACGTGAGGACGCCGGGTATAAAGGTAGCGCCGGAGACTGCGTCGTCCGTGCCATCTCAATCGCAACCGGGAAGCCTTACCAAGAGGTGTACGACAAATTGAAAGACGCAAACCTCACGTTTGCATACACAAAAAGATGTCGTGTCGCCCGGAAGTTATTAAAGAGAGGCAGTACGCCGAGAAACGGGAATTACAAAAAAGTGTATCGGAAGTATTTAGAGGCGCTTGGATGGAAGTGGACACCGACGATGTTCATCGGTAGCGGGTGCAAAGTCCACCTCAAAAAAGACGAGTTGCCCGGCGGTAAACTTATTGTAAATGTTTCAAAGCATATAACTGCGGTTGTCGACGGAGTTATCAATGACACATTTGACTGCTCGAGGGACGAGACAAGATGTGTGTACGGATATTACATCAAAAACTAAAGAGAACCCCGGCGAGGGTTTCCTCGCCCCAAACAAGGAGGGCAAGTTGAAGATTGTAAAATTCATTGTGCCGGAGAATTTGAAAGCCGGTGAGATTTACCCCGACCATAAAGTAATCGCTTATGGTGAAGTTGCGGGTGACAGCGGACAAGTTTACGACGTCGGGCGGTACGCCGACCTCGAATACTTCTGTTCGTGCAAGGGCCGGTTATTCAACCGGCAAAGCGAATGCAAACACATTCGGTTGTTCAAAGAACGGGAAGCCGACGAGATTATTGCGGAGGACGACCCGACCGAGACCCCCGGCGCCGAGTTTTGGAAGTCGGAATGGTGTGACTGTAACAAAGAGGACGCCCCGGTATTTTTTGACGACGGGGAGTGTTCTTGCGGAACGGTGAAGCATCATTATCATTGTAAATTCTGCGGTAAGATTACACAGATTGGATAATACAAACAACCCGGGGCGTGGGTATAAACGCTCACGCCTCCAAACAGGAGGAGAAGAAAATGGCACACGCAGTTAACGAAGGGAAGCGAATGTTTTATGTTGGCGAGGTACCGTGGCACGGATTAGGCACGGCCCTCGACAAGCCGGCTACGTCGGTCGAGGCAATTGCATCGGCGCAGTTGGATTATCCCATCGAGTTAAAAGAAATACAGACCGTCGATGGCAGAATGATTGACGGGAAGCGGGCAACGGTGAGAGGCGATACAAAAGTCCCCCTCGGTGTTGTCGGTGACGGATATCGTGTTGTCCAGAACGTCGAAGCATTTAGTTTCTTCGACGAGGTGGTCGGCGAAGGTCAAGCCATCTATCATACCGCCGGGGCTTTAGGAGCCGGGGAACGAATTTGGATACTTGCGAAGTTGCCGGGCGAGTTAATTATAGGGAAGGAAGACAAGGTTGATGAATATCTTTGTCTTACTAATTCCCACGACGGCAGAAGTTCGTTAAAAATGTATTTCACGCCAATCCGAGTTGTTTGTCAGAACACGTTGTCGATGTCAATGAAGGACGCTAAAGACGGCGTTTCGATTCGACACTCCGGCAACATTAAAACTAAAGTTGAAAAGGCGCAGGAAACTTTACGCCTTGCGACAAAGTTTTATCAGGAGTTCGGCGAGGTAGCAAAGCAGTTAGGAAACACAAAGTTAAAAAAGGAACAGGTCGAGGGATATTTTACCGCCCTGTTGTTCAAAGGAGACAAGGAAAAAGAAAAAACGTCTGTGCAACTTAAACGTCAGAGAAATGAATTGTTGGCGCTGTGGGAACACGGCAAGGGCAACGATATCAAAGACATTAAGCACAGCGCTTGGACGGCCTACAATTCCGTAACGGAATATGTTGACCATCACAAAACGTTCAAAGGCATTCAGAAAGACCCGTCGACCAGATTAAAAAATATCTGGTTCGGCACCGGGGCGATTACGAAAGGCCGGGCGTTTGATGGCATTTTAGAAACAGCCGGTATCAAGGTAGGATAATTACCAGACGGCCCGGGAGGGTGGCTCGCTACGGCGGGTTGCCCTCCCTTAAAGAAGGGAGTACGCCTTATGGGAAAGAGCAAAGCAGAAACATTATTGAAATGGATACTGTGGCATTACCCGAACGGATATTTTAGGACATCCGTCCGGGGTGTCCCGTGCCTCGTCGTTAAAAAAGGCAACACCGAGTTGGGCGTTGCATATTTTGGCAAGTCGGATTCGTTCAGAATGTTTGCCAATGACGTCGGCGAGAAGTGGGATATTAAAACAAAAGAAGAGGTTATCGAATACCTGAAGGGAGGTGATTAATTTGAACCTCAAACAATTAAAAAGATTGTCAAAGGTCGCTAAGAAAAACTCGGCAGAGGTTTTGCAGTATGTTGTTATAACCCCCGAGCATTTAATTGTGACCGACGGCAAAGTGTTATTCAAAGAGAAGCATTACAGCCGTAACCCGCCGGCGGAGACGTGTTATATCAAGCACGATGCGGTGGCTTCATTAAAAGGAACGATGTTTATAATCCGGGACGGCATTGGCTCGACGGACAAAGGTACGATTGAGGTAAAAATGAAAACCGACGTTCAGTACCCGAATTGTGAAAATCTGCTAAAGACAGTGAGGAAGGGCGAGAGGCTCCACCGGGTTAAACTATACGGGGAGGTATTAAAAACGCTCGCCGATTCATTGGACAAGGAAGCAAAATATGAATTTCAATTCCCAAAAGACCCCGGGCAACCGATTATTATTACCGGGCCGGTTGGCGTTGAGATTTTACTTTGCCCCCTGTATAAATAAAAGAAAGGAAGCGAATGCCAAGAAAAGATGTAGGAGACACAGACGCAATCCGGGTTTACCTCGGTAAGAAAGCGGGGGCTTGGACGATTGAGCCACCGAGAATTGTTGTAAAAGAATGGGCAGAGATGCGAGGCGTGAACACGTCGGGGACGGGAAGATGGAATATCAAACAGACGCACGATATTCTAATCGTCGCCCAATCGATTAAGGAAATAACAAAATTAATCAAGGCGTATCGGCGCAAGAATCAAATCCTCTGATGAGACCGTGAGAGCCGGTCGAAACGCCCCGGGTGATTACCCGACCGGGGCGTCAGGATAACCATAACAAAGGAGGTGAGATAAATGAAAAGAGCAGTCGCAGAAATAATTGTTGACCTCTTACAAGACGCCGGACACGACGCCAAGATTTACGAAGGGTATAGTGGCCGGGGGATGTTTGGGGTGGAGACGACCGGCATTGATACGTCGGCAACTTCCGAGTATGTTGCCGGGCTTGTTGCCGGCAAGAAAGACAAAGAAGAGTTTGACGAAAAAGAACGGGCGTTGTTGAACGCCGTTGTTATACGAGGAGATAATTTAGGGTTGGGCTACATCGTATATTAAAAAAGGGAGGAGTTGGAATGACACAGATGAGAAGGACAATCGAATCGCATATGCGAATGAAATTCCACGATGACCACGGCCTCGATGCAAATATATCCGCAAAAGAAATCCGGCGAATATACATCGAGGGGATGGAAAGGTTCCTCGCATTTGTTAATGAGGAATTCAAGAAGTTGATAGTGAAGAATAAAAAGGAGGACATATGAGCAAACTCAGGTTCAACGACGGCGAGGAGTTTGACACCGCCGGGGAGTTAAGGAAAGAAAGAAGAGCCGATGGCTGGTATGTCATCGGCAAGGGAATGCTAATCCCGTTAGAGACCGAGGTCTTGTGCGATAAATATCTCGCTAAGGCCCGGGCGGAAGCAAATCGAAAAGAAGAAGAACGGGATTGGGACATCAAGCACGGGTACAACCCCGAGTGTCCTAAATGCCAATTGCATCACGACCCAAACAAGAAAGAAGAATGCGGGAAGTTACCGCACGAGCAGATGCAAGAAGCCGAACCGCTAAAAATGTATGTTTTGCGCCGGGATGGTTCGCCGGTGATAGAGGTCGGCAGTAATAAACACCGGCCTTTTACGAAAGAGGGCCTTGACCGGGCTTTGGATGTTGTAAACGAATTCGCAGTTGAGTTGCGGAAGGATTGGGACAGCAAAGATTGGTTCCCTTGCGGATTTGTGAATCTAAAGATACCGATTGGCAGTACCCTCGACGTGTTCCTCAAAAAGAATAATGACAAGCCGGACGGCCCGGAGGGAAGTTTTGCATATCGAAACTTGTCCTCTACCCGAGGCTACGCCGACCCGGAGCAACGCCTCATATATTTGAGGATTCCGAACGTCGACAAAGACGCCCTCGCTTCACAATGTATGAAATACAAACAGAGAGTTTACGAACAATTTCAAATCCTCTTGGCCCTTTTGTCGGTCACGTCCGGGCTTGAAACAGTAATTGATTAAGGAGAAGCAAATGAAAAAAGTTGTAATTGAAGGTTGGAGAACGGACAGGGGATGCTCGTTGACGGTTGACGGGCAACCCCTCGTAATGAAAATCGCATTGCATTCCCCGACGGGATTCGAGTGGGGCTACGGCGGTAGCGGGCCGGCGGAAACGTCGTTCTATATTTTGACCGCCGTTGCCGTGGCCCGGGATTGGAAAGACCTCTGCGTCCCCATATGGTTGTATCAGCAATTCAAATGGGACTTCGTCGCAAAGTGGGAAGGGAATCATATCAAAGAATTTATTGATATCGATGCGTGGTTCAAGAAACAAAAATGGGATGGGAAGGTAGGTGAAATGAAATGAAAAACAAGAAGGGATATCGAACCTCCGCACGCCTCCGGCACACGTTGGACATTGCCGGCGCCTGTGGATTCGGTTATAACAGCGAGAAGTACCCCAACGGAGGGTTCCTCGACGTGTTTCAATTAGAGTTAGTTATAATTAAACTTCGGCAACTTGAAATGCAAGTCGCCGGTCTTACCAAAAAAGAAGCAAAAGAAATTGAGGGTGGAGGATTTGATTCTACAATACATTGAACAGCAGAAGGGACTTTCGCCAAGACAAAATTAGCGCCCCGGGATATCCTCCCGGGGTGTTTTTTTTCTTTCTTAAAATCTGTTGACATAAAATTTCACTTATATTATAATCTATTATAATTGAGAGAGGAGGTTTGTCGTGCAAAAATGCGTTTATATTCCAGAGACTCCCGTGAACAGAAAAGTCCTTGACCGAGTCAAAAAGTTAGAGCAAGATTACTCTGTCAGTTTTTCAGAAGTGGTTGTGCAAGCGTTAAAGGATTTAGTCGCCGTACCCCGGCCAAAGAAGACAAAGGGAGATTTCAGAAGTGCTAAACTTGGATTGTTGCGGTAATCAAAGAGATATATTTGTCGTAGATTTTTGGGGAAATGAATTCCGGGCGTATGTCAGCGCCGTGAAGTCTTTACCGTCGAGTACATACAAGCCGGCGTTAAAGAAATGGCACGTCAAACTTTATGATTATTCATTGTTGATGAAGGAGTTGGACGCCCGGAAATTAAACCATATCGTCCATTCTGAAAGTTTTGCATCCCTCATAAAATTATATCAAGATTGGGAAACCCGGACGAAGGATTTACTTGCCCTTGAGGACACGTCTGTCCCGAATATCGAAGCCCTATTAAAACACCCGCTTATGAAACATCAACGGGTGGCGTGTAAGGTTTTGAACGAATTAAAAATATTATTACTCGCCGACCAAATGGGCGTCGGCAAAACCCTCCCGGCCATAGCCACGGCTCAATTATTAAAAACACAAGACGAAATAAAATCGTGTCTAATTATCTGCACGGCGTCCACGAAGGGGAATTGGACGAAGGAGATGGACAAGTTTTTGAAGGAATCCGAGTGGGCGATTATCGAAGGGACGCAGTCTGCCCGGGGCGAGGTGTATTCTTGCGACGCATTTTTCAAGGTCGTCAATTACGAATTGTTGCGCCGGGATATCTTATTGTTTGAGGACAGTATGACGTACGACTTAATCATTGCGGACGAGGTTCATCGGATTAGAAACCACACCGCCCTACAGTCAAAGGCTGTGGCGAAGTTGGGGCGCAAGGCAAAGTACCGATGGGGGTTAACCGGCACGCCGGTACATAATAAAATCGAAGATTTATTTGCCGTGATGAAATTTATTCAGCCGACGATGTTTGGCAATTGGTATCATTTCGACAAGCGTTATATTGAGCGAGGGTTCTTTGGCGAGGTCACCGGCTATAAAAACCGGGACGAGATTAGGGACAAATTAAAACTGATTATGTTGCGCCGGCGGAAAGAGGACGTCCTCGGGGAGTTACCGCCGAAGGTCTATAACAATGTTTACGTTGAATTAACTAAGGCGCAGAGGAAATTTTATCAGCACATCGTTGACCAGAACATAAAATTAAATTTCAATAAAGAGGCGGAGGAAAAGATTAACGAAGCAAATCCCCTCGCCAAGACAACGTACGCCCGGGAGTGTTGCGACAGCACGGAGTTGATTGACCAGACGGGCCGGGAGTCGGCAAAATTAAAGGCGATGCACGAAGTCGTTGATGAATTTATCGGTGACGGGCGCAAGGTCGTCATATTCACGCAGTTTTCAAAGATGGGCGCAATCATCCAACGGGAGTTAAAACACCCGTCCGTCTTTCTGCACGGCGGGGTATCCACGCAGAATAACGTACGTCAAGAATTAATTGAAAAATTTACGAATGACCCGGCGCTCCCGATACTTATAACAACGACTGCCGGGGGAGAAGGAATCAATTTACAATGTGCCGAGGCGATAATATTTTTTGACTTGCCGTTCAATCCGCAAATCATCGCCCAAGTTGAAGACCGGCTCCACCGCAAAGGACAAACCGGGACGGTCAACGTCGTCCGGCTGATTGCAACCGATACTGTGGAGGAACGGGTGTTGGAAATTCTCGAAGCCAAACAGGATTTATTCGACGCCCTCATAGAAAACGATATGGTTCTGTCCACGAAGCAGATACTCAAATTACTCTAAGGATGGAATTTTCCATATTGCGTATATTGTGCTTTAGCACAATAACGCAGAAATGGTTTTTCTTTTATTAACACATTATTTAGATTACTTGCGACAGAAGGACATAAGTCCTTAACGGCTAACGTGCGATAATACAGTAATGAATAATAAATAATATTATTAATGTATAAGAAAAGCCGTAAACATAATAAGAACCGTAAATAAACGCAGTACGGAAAATAATAAATTGAATATATGAATAAAAAAATATGACTACACAAAACGGGGCCGGTGGATTATAATGCCGGCTCAAACTAGAAAATAGTTCAAAGGGACGAATGGAATATAAGTGCAAAAAAACAAGGACGCCCTACACGGATAAAGATTGCCCGGCGTGGGACACGACAGACTTCGTGCATTATTATAAAGACACCTACCAAAGAATATTCAAAACAAAGACGCACAAACCCACCGGCTTGATACTCGCCCACATAAACGCCAAGAGTATCAATTTTTTATATAATCAAATCAAATCAGACGAACCGTCCACCGACAAAAATGAATTGTACCGGGCATTTATCGATTGGGTGTTTGCCAAGAAGCGGACGAGGGGCGACGGGTTAATCCGGGTATGGTTTCTGAGCAATAAAGAAATTATGACGGACTATCTTGACATCCGGGCAAAGGATACCGTTGAGGCGCAGTTAGGCTCGGACGAAGCATTTGAAAAACAAGAACAAGAACGCCGTGAAAAGACACGGCTCTATTTTGAAAACAGAAAGGACACCGGCGATGACGCAAGGCAAGAAGATTTTTAAGACTTTCCCGATTAAACTTTGGGTGGACAAAAAGACCAAAAAGGTTATAGCCCCATCGTTCCCACAGCAGTTAAAAGATTCAATCCCCATATTACATATCCTTGAAAAACATACGTTTTTGATGGCAGACCGTGAACAGGCGATGCCACCGTTCCAAGTTGCCGAGGACGTCGAGGAGGTTATCGCCGACCTTATCGTTTACGAAAACCCGAAAAAGAAAAAGAAGTAACTGTACCCGCCCGGGAATATATTTTGCCGGCGGAGGATTCGTTTAAGTTAAATTAATCAAAGGAGCAAACTGAATGGAAATATTGAAAGACCTTACCGTCACGTGTAGGGACTGCAATACCGATTTCCTTTTGCCGGCGAAGGAGCAAGAGTATTTTCTGAAAAAGAAATGGAGTCAGCCGAAGCGATGCAAGGTATGTCGTAAAGTTAACCGGGACAGAAAAGCGGGCGAGGAGGTAGCCAAGAAATGAAATATGTAATTATCGGAAATGGGTACGTTGGCAATTATCTTTTGTCGGCGTTGCCGAATGCTGTTCTCGTCACGGACAAGATATGGAGCCGGGAGCAGATTTGTAAATTAATGTTGGACACGCATCCGAGCAGTGTTTTGATAAATTGCGCCGGGAAGATTGGCAAACCGAACGTCGATTGGTGTGAAGACCATAAGGACGTCGTGTTTGGGGCCAACGTCGGCTTGCCGGTTATGATTGCGGAGGCGTGCAAGGAAATCAAACAGCCGTGGATTCACATCGGTAGCGGGTGTATTTATGACGGCTACGATAAATGGTGGGCAGAGGATGACGCTCCAAACTTTTACGGAAGTTTTTATTCCAAGACGAAAGCGTGGAGTCAAACAATCTTGTCGCAGTACGATGAGGTTTGTATTTTGCGAATCCGAATGCCAATCGATGAAGACTTGTCGGACAGAAGTTATGTCGGCAAAGTAATTAAATATGCTAAGGCCGGATGTTCGATTTTATCGGCGCCGAATTCTGTCACATATCTTTCTGACCTTGCGATGGCGATTATCGGGTTGGCGGAGAAGGGGCAGACCGGGACGTTTAACGTTGTCAGCCCGGGCGCATTAACATCAAAAAATGTTTTGACCCTTTGGGAGAATAATATCGAGCCGGGCATTGACCCGCAGTTTGAAGCGACCGAACAAGTTTTGGCAACGCTAAAAGCCGGACGCTCAAATTGTATTCTTTCAACGGTAAAATTAGCCGGCGAGGGAATCGTGTTTGAAGATGCGTTCCGAAAGTTGGACGGACTTGTCAAGGCAAAGAAGCAAAAGGCAGAAGTTTAGACTGTTATTTTTGGGGCGTGTGAGGATATTCGCCGATGCAGATTTCCCGTTTGTGAGGTGGATACCACGCCCTAAAATCACAGTTCCTCGACGACAAAAAAATGAGTTGATTAATTTTCCCTGAGAGTTATGATGCCCGCAACGAATGGAGATTGGATGACCAATGGAGATATATCGGCGGATGCCTTGCGGGGTATCGTTGAGATGGCGCCGATAGAAATTGCTGAATTAAAGGCGCTTAAACAGAAAATATACGCACAACCGAAACCAGACGCAGAGAATAAAAAAGAATTTATGTGGAAGGCGAAACTGCTACAAGCCGATATTCCACAGATTTATTGGGACAAGGTATTCCACAATTTCTGCAACGACGACCGGGCAAAGGCAATCACGGAACGATATGTTTCGATGATTGACGAAGCGTATGACGAAGGGATGGGCGTTTTATTCGCCGGCAAGCACGGTACCGGCAAGACGATGCTTTCTTGTATCGTTCTCAAATCTGCATTAAAAAACGGGTACACGGTTCGGTATCTCGACACTCCAAAAATAATCGATAATATTATGGCCGGGTTCGGCGACAGACAAATCAAAGACCGCCTTTCGACTATCGTCGCCGGAACGGAGTTTCTTGTCATTGATGATTTTGGAAAAGAATACAAAGGCGTCGGCGATAAGTTAGCGCCGATGATTCAATTAGAGTTTGACCGAATACTGCGTTTGCGAATCGGCAAAGGTAAGGTGACCATAGGGACGACAAATCATAATAGCAACAGCATAAGAAAAGCATATGGGGACAGCGTGTGTTCAATCTTTTTAGGACATATGCAACTTATTCCCGTTGTCGGCGAGGATTACAGGGTACACCGTGGGGAAAAATTTGGTAAAAGATTAATGGAGGGGTTATGAGCGACGTCGTCGGCTTAGAGCGAGATGTGATTGTCGGATTGATGAAGGGATTTGAGGCCCGGGATATTATGCCCCGGTTCACGGCGGAGTATTTTTCTGCGATGGAGTTGCGCCAATTGTTCGGTATCACAAAGGCGTATTACGAGCATTATAATGAGTTGCCGGATATCGAAGTCGTAAAGAATGAATTGACAAAATCAGAAAAGATGTCGCCGGAAGCGGTTACGAAATTAAAGATGTTTGTTTCCAAAGCCGAGGAGTCAAATCTCGTTGAGACAAAATTTCGTTATGCCATATTGGAGGTCGAGAAGTCTTTTGCAACACGGCGGTTAAAAGAAAATATGAAAAATGCCGTGGGGATGTTGGACAAGGGGTTACCGTTTGAGGCGCAGGAGTATTTATTCAACGGGCTGATAAATTTGGCGTCCTTTGGGCGTGAGGTGACGGTCGTTGATTTTGCGGATACCGTTGGGCAGAGGGCCAAAGACTTAATTAACCGAAAAGAAAACCCGGAGTTGATTAAACAGTATTGTATTGCGACGGGGATTTCCGGGGTTGATAATGAATTGGACGGCGGGTTACGGAAGGGCGAGTTGGGGTTATGGTTGGCCCCGCCGGAGGGGGGCAAAAGTGTGTCGTTACAAAATATCGCAATGAATTCTGCGTTGAACGGGTACCGCACGGCGCTGTTTACGATTGAGATGACCCCAATGCAAACAGCGAGCCGGCTTGATAGTGTCCTGACGGGTATCCGCTACAAATCATTTCGCCGAGCGACGATAGAGGACGCTGAATTTGAATATTGGATTGAGACTGTTAAAAAACTTCCGTCAAACAGATTAAAAATCATCGGGGTACCCGAAGGATGTTCGTGCCGGCTTATTGAGGCGGAGTTAAAAAGATTAGGCGTTCTGTTTAGACCAGACCTCATCGTCGTGGATTACGCCGGGATTATGAGTCCGAACGATGGGCGGTACAATAATAGTATGGATTGGAAATACGTTGGTGAGATTGTTAAAAACCTCAAAGGGTTGGCCCTTAAATTAAATGTGCCGGTATGGTCGGCGTGTCAGTTACTTGTCGGGGCAAAGGAAAAAGATAATTTAAGTTTCAGCGATATCGGATTGGCCCGGCAACAGATATCGGCGCACGCTGATATTTGTATCGGTCTTGTTCGCACGAGTCAGATGATAGAAATGGACACGGCCCGGTTGCAATTTGTAAAGGCCCGGGAGGGCGTGATGAGAAGGTTTATCGATGTCACGACCGACTTCGATAAGATTCGCTTAAGCACGGCGGACGTAGGCACGAAAACGGCAGAACCAGAGCAAGCGGAGGAAGTCGCCCCGGCGTTCGTTCCACCGCCTGACCAACAGGAGTGGGATGAGTGAAGTTCAAAATCATTCAAGACAACGTTGATATATTAAAATTATGTTCTCTGCTCGGGATAGAGGGCGAGTTGCGGGGGGAAAACCTGACAGCAAAATGCCCGGTCAACCCTGACCACGATGATAAATCTCCGTCGTTTGGAATTAAAATACACGGCGAGGGGAAAGGCGTGTGGAATTGTTATGGTTGCGGAATGAAAGGGAACGCCGTCCATTTGATAATGCTTATCAAGGGCGTGGACAGAAGTGAAGCCGAGAGCATTTTATTTCAATGGTTCGATTTGGAGGACGTGATACCAGAAGTGTCCACAAAAGAATTAATGAAAATGTTGGAGGACAGTCCGTCAGAAGATGAAGAAGAAATTTTAGTTTTACCTTTGCCCCGGCTGTCAGGCGACAAGACTACGGTCGTGAAATACTTAATGACACGCCGGGGCTACACAGAGACAGAGGCGTGGGCGATTACTAATTTTTACAAAATGGATTACTGTAACGCCGGCTATTATCAGGGGCGTGTGATAATACCAATTTATGACAGCGCCGGCGTCTATGTTACGTTTGAGGCGCAACGAATCGGTGACGGTGATGGGCCAAAGAAATTATACCCAAAGGGTTCTCAGGTCAGTCGGCTATTATTTAATGACTGCAATGTGCAAGGGCGGAAGGTTTGTGTTTGCGAAGGGATTTGGGATGTCCTCCGCTTGCGGTCTTACGGGTACCCGGCGGTATCAGTATTCGGGGCAAACAATCTTTCGAGGTATCAGGCGTATAAAATAATCAGGAAATATGATGTCGTTGTTCTATTCTTTGACGGCGACAAAGCCGGCAAGGAAGCCGTCAAGAAGGCGGTGACGGATACCTTTTACCCATTTGTCACAACCGTCGTGGTTTCCGTCGACGGCAAAGACCCCGACGACATAAATTGCGACGAGGCCCGGGGAACCCTCGGGACTTATTTCCGTTGACAAAAGAACGAATATATTATATTATATTTTGCCATATAGGACGTAAAAACAATAGGATATTCAGCCGTGGTTACATTCAAAATTCAAGGCGACAAAGTCTTTAAGTATGTAGAACGACAACCTCCAATTATCGTGGGAGCCTTGTTATCTAAAGGGGAAATCAGGGGTTACGAAGCGCAGAGGTTTGTAACAGAACATTTGCATTTCGTCCACGATGGGTGGGGGCTTGACTGCGGTCTTGTTGAAAGTTTTATCACCGGCCTACCAAACGATTCGGTTCTTGTCCCGCCACCGAGTCCAATTCAAGTTATCAAAATTTATGATGCAACCTTTGGTGAGAGTTATTATACCGACCCTCAAACGATGAAGCAGTTTGGAATCAAAGAGGAGTACGGTGACCACGGGGCGCAGTATATTCTTCCCCGGCAGTATTGGGGGCGCAACTCAAATGATTATTTTAGGCGGTCGCCGGGGTTTGTCCATTTGCATAACCACAGCGATTATTCTTTATTGGACGGGATGGTTAAGATTGAAGAATATGTTTATGGCGCCCGGCGTATGGGGATGAAGGCGATTGCGTTGACCGACCACGGGACGTTAGCCGGGCTGACAAAATTTCACAAGGAGTGTCGTAAAGCCGGCGTCAAACCGATATTAGGGTGTGAGTTTTATCTTGCCGAGGATATGAAAGACAAAGAGCGCAAGCGGAAGCATTTAACTGTTCTTGCGAAGAACCATACCGGGTATAAAAATCTATTACGTTTATCAACGGCGTCATTTCTTGAGGGGTTTTATTATAAGCCGAGGGTTGACCGTGCATTAATGGAGAAGCACGCCGAGGGGCTTATTGTTACGTCCGGGTGTGCCGGGGGGCCGGTCATACAGTTAATGGAGGAAGGAAAGATTGCTGAAGCCGAGAAGGAATTGCTTTGGTGGAAATCGGTGTTCGGCGATGATTATTATATTGAGTTGCATTCGGATTCTTTGGAAATATATGTAAAGCATAATTGGGCGCTGACATTAATGTCTGCTCGCTTGGGCATTCCTCTTATTGCCGTCAACGATATTCATTACACAAATAAGTCCGATAAATATGCCCACGACGTTATGTTGGGCGTGCAGAAGAGACAGAGCATAAACGATGACCCGGGTTTCTCGGTTAACACGTATTGGTTCACGAGCCGGGATGAGACCGTCGCCCTCTTTGAGGAATATCAGCCGGCGATAGATTATTCTATTATCGAACAGGCAATTTCAAATACGGTTACCGTTGCCGACAAGATTGAGGAGTACGAAATAAAAACCGAATTGGTTCTCCCCGAGCCGTCGTCCCCGGTATCGTTAAAGGAATTATGTCATACGTCGTTGATTAAGATGGGTTTTGGTAATAACGAAGAATATATTTCCCGGGTGGAGTATGAGGTCGGCGTAATTAACTCAATGGACTTCGATAAATATTTTCTGATGCTCAAGGAAATTATCGACTGGTCGAATGCACAGGGCATAAGATTGGGGGCCGGGCGTGGGAGTGTTGCCGGAAGCCTCGTTGCTTATTTGCTAGGGATTACAGGCGTTGACCCGATGAAGTTTAATTTGCTGTTTGAACGGTTTTTGAACCCCGGGCGTAAGATTGCCCCGGACATCGATTTGGATTTCGATAATGCCCGGAGGGATGAGGTCGTTGCCTTTGTCCAATCCCGGTACGAGACCGCAAAGATATCTACAACGGTAAGAATGAATGGGCGTGGAGTTATCCGTGACGTTTGTCGTGTCCTCGGCGTAAATATGAAGACCGCCGACCTCATCGCAAAATCTGTTCCGTTTAATTTTACAATCGACAAGGCGTTCGTTAAGACCCCGCAATTCTCTGCGTTATATAAAGAGAACAGCGCCGTGCTTGACGTCGCCCGGAGGTTGGAGGGCATTATAAAAACGATGGGGCAACATCCCGCCGGGGTTATAATTTCTGATAAAAACGTCAGCGAGTATATGCCGTTAAAACATCACAAAGGGAGCAAGGGCGATATTCAGATTCAAGGGGATATGGAGGACGTCGACACAATTGGATTAGTCAAAGTTGATTTTCTCGGCTCAAAGACGCAAGCCATCCTTGACCGATGCGTTAAGGAAACGGGAAAAGAGTTGTCCGGGATACCGCTTGACGACAATGAGGTGTACCGTCGGTTTTCTTTAGGCAAGTGTGAAGATATTTTTCAATTCAACTCTGAGTTAGCGATTGAAACATTAAAAAAGGTTAAGCCCGAAAACTTTTTAGACCTCACGGCTGTGACGGCCCTCATCCGTCCCGGCGCCGGAGACTTTATCAAGGTGTTCGCAAGCCGGTCTTACACGCCGGTACTCGCCGATATGGAGCCGTTGCTCGCCGACACCCGCAACGTTATCCTTTACCAAGAGCAAAGTATGTTAATCGCCCGGGAGATTGCCGGCTTTGGATTAGGCAAGGCGGACGATTTAAGAAAAGCAATCGGCAAAAAGATTCCGAAACTTATGGCGTCGTTACGTGACGAGTTTATTCGTGGAGGTATTGAAAAGGGGTATGCGAAGGCTGATGTCCTCAAAGTGTTTCAGATAATAGAAAAAAGTCAGGGGTACTCATTTAACAAATCTCACGCCATATCTTATACGTTAAGTTCGTATTGGGGGATGTGGTTCAAGGTTCACTTCCCGGCTGTGTATGCGGTCGCTGAAATGACAATCGAGGTTGAGGGCGACCGGGATAAATTGAATCGTTATATTATGACGGCGCAGAAGAGTAACTTAAAAATCCTACCGCCGGATATAAATGCATCTGATTTTGAATTCAAAAGAGAGGGCGATGCGATTCGTTGCGGACTTGGTATGGTTAAGCATTTCACGAATAATGGATTTGGATATTTGAAAACTAAGCGTCCGTTTGCCGACTTTGAAAGTTTTATGGCGTCCCTCAAGGGCAAGAAACGTTTGTGTAATAAAAGAGCCGTGCAGTTTTTGGCGAAATCCGGGGCGTTTGAGTCTTTGGGAATCAACCGCCGGACGGTGTTCGATTATATGGAGGGCGGATGCAAGAAAGACCCGGTGGCAGTAAAGGAATGGGATTTAACTCAAATGGCACAGGAAGAATATGACGCCATCGGATTATATTTAACCGTTGACCCGTTGACAACATACAAGACTGCCATTGAAAAATTCAAAATCACGCCGAGGGAGTTGTTTATGAATCAGGATAAATACGCCGTCGTGCGTGTTGCCGGTATCGTAAGCAAGGTTACGAATTACGAATCGTCGAAAGGCCCGATGGCTTTTGTCGATATCTTTGGGTATGACGGGGAGTATGCGTTGAATATTTGGGCGGAGGTATGGCTGACGTTGTCCGGGACATTCTCTGCCGGGGATGTCCTCGTCGTTCAGGGCGGGCGGTTGGATGGCAACAGGGTGTCTTTGGGTAAGGGATGTAAGATTAAAAAGTTAAACTAGGAGGCACGTCGATGTTGGTACGCAGAAAAAAGAAATCGATATGGCTAAAGGAAGTAACAACCGAGCAGTTTGATTGCATTGCCCTCCCGATAATATTCTTTTTATTTGCCGGGCTGTGCGTGTGGTTAATGAGGTAAAGGGAACGGAGACAAAATGAGTGAGAGAATTAAAAAGGCAAAAGAAGAATTGACAAAGGCGTATGAGGTGACCGGCATTTCGATTATCAACGAGGCGCTAGATATCATTTTCAAGTATCAAACGATGTCGCCGACCGACCCGGATTTTAGTATTGAGGAGATGCAGAGGGATTCAATTGTGCTGACTTCAATTAACTTTACTTTACATACTTATACGGTAAAGTACGAGGCCGAGGCGGACAGAAAGAAGTCCGAGGTCAAGTTTGAACGGGCGAGGGAATTTAATGCGCAGAAAGTTATTGACCCAAAGATGAGTGATAAAAAGTGTGAATACATTGCCGAGGAAAAGATTTATGAAACAATCAAACAGGAAATCGAGGCCCGCAAGACCGCCCGGTATCTTGACGTCGCTTGGCAAAGGGCGGTGGACGTTGTAAATATGCTAAAGAAAATTGTTGAAAGGTCAATGTGGCAAGGGCCACAGGCGACGTAAAGGGAGCCGGGGATGATTTGCCCGTACTGTA